AGGTAGTCACTAGAGGTCCCCGTGCGTTACATCTCAACGTGATCGAGCCGTCCGTCGCCCACAGGTGTCGCAAGAAAAGACGAGCCTGTTCCTCGCTGATCCCGAATATGGAAGAGGGGACAAACTTAGTCCATGCTCGTGACCCATTCAACCCATGCGGCTGCAACCAGTTCGACATCGGATGATGCACTCCATGAGTGAGCCGGTATGGACTCGGGAACCACAGATTCCAAGTACGTCCCTTTATTTCCCCCTGGGTTTCAATCCCGAACAAGCGCCGAACTACCTCTTCGACTATCTCCTTATTGGCTGGATCGGCTGTCGTATATTTAAATGATGGTCCCATAGACCCATCGCCAAGCATGTGTGCCATTAGGATCAGTTCATCATCTGACCACGATTCCTCAACCGTCGAGGGATTGGGGATGCGACGTGGTGTCGCAACGAACGACCCAACCTTGATCTGGTCAAGCCGAACCCACCCTTCTATGGAAAGGAAGGGATGATTGGCTGTAGCTTCCACGGATCGCCCAGACGCCAACCTCAAGTTGAACACTGGCTTGATCCCAGTCGGAAATGTCTTCAGTAGACGGGCAGGTGTGAGTCGTTGCCGGTCATCAACCGCCCACACCATCGGTTGGATTTGGTTGAGAACCAGATCACCAAGAGTTACCTCTTGTCCATTGTCGGCACGCAGCACGCGAGTAGACGCCGGCATACAACCCGAATCTTTCAGGTCGCTCATCGTCGGCCGTTTATCGCCACGCAACTCAAGACTCCGTGAAAGCGATGACAGTGCGAGCACCGGGCAGTCCAGGTCGCGTGCCAACAGTTTCAATCCTTGGCTGATCCCCGCCACCCGCACCTGCTGGTTCTCCGCTTTAGCCGCGCCGGCCATCAACTGCAAATAGTCGACCACCACCAACCCGAGTCCGTTGTGGCGCAGTTTCTGGCGGCGACATTCCGCCATGATTTGTGTCACCGAACGGGCGTTGCCGTCCTCGATGAACAGCATCGGGGACGAAACCTGTTGCGCCTTGCCGATCCTCGGCCAGTCGGTGTCCACCAACCGGCCGGAGCGCAACCGGGCGAGGTCCACGTTCGCCTCGGATGCCGTGAGCCGGTCCATCACATCCAGTGACCCCATCTCCAACGAGAACACGAGAACAGGTCGGTGGAGTCCAATGGCGGTGTGCGCCGCGATGTTCATGGCAATAGCCGACTTACCCATCGAAGGTCTGGCCCCGAGGATCGTCAGGGACCCGTTCGCCAGACCGCCGATCACCGCGTCCAGATCGGGGAACCCGGTGGACAACCCACAGAGAGCGCCAGGGTCGGCGTAGCGGCGGTCCAGTTCGTCAAGGTAGGCGGGGTACAACTGCTCGGTGGACTGCGCCCCGATCCGTCCCCCCGCCTCCATGTCGAACAGGTTGGTTCGGGCGAAGTCGAGCACCGTCGCCGGTTCCTCCCCGCCGTAGGCCCGGTCTGTCACCTCGGCCGCCAATTCGATCAGTCGGCGCAGCAGCGCGTGTTCCGCCACGACCGCCCCATACCGGCCCACGTTGCCCGTGGCGGGCGTGTTCACCTGAAGGTCGATGAGGATCATGGAACCGCCGACAGCGTCCAGCAGGGCCGTCCTACGAAGTTCGTCGGCCACGGTCACCGGGTCTACCGGGTCGCCCCGTTCCCGCAACGCTCGCATCGCCGCGATGATGTGGCAGTGCGCCGGCTTGTAGCAGGCGTCGTCCTCGCAGACCGCCAGCCCGACATCAAGTGCTGTGGGGTCCAGGAGCATGGCTCCGAGTAGCGCCCGTTCGGCATCAAGGTTGTGGGGTGGGACACGCGCCCCGTTCCGTTCCGCCACCGTCACTCGCTGGCCGCCCTCATGGCTCGGAGGATCTGGCGGGCGGCGTCAGGTGGGGTCACCGACGATGCGGTTAGTTCACCGTGCGCCGGTTGGCGTCGAGCCACCGAGCAGTACGTTTCGTAGTACCGGGCGTAGGAGGGGGCGAACACGTCGCTGGAGATGAGCAGGTCGAACGCCTCGGCCGCGATCGGTTGCTCTTGGCGAAGCATCCGGGGAATCCAGATCCGTTCGATGCTCTCATCCGTCAGCGCCTCCCGCGGCCATGCGCAACTCACGAGACTCAGCAGGGACAGCGCTTCCAAATCGGTCATCGTTTCCTCCTGTCGGTTGCGGCAACAAACCTCGCCGCGCGGCTGCACGTCTGATCGCATCGAAACCCTTCGGTTCGGCGCGGGCCCCATTCCCGTTCGACGCCTTCGGGGGCAGCGGATCGTTCGCCCAACACTCGCCGTTGAGCCACGTCGACGCCCGTTTCGTGTAGGCATCATCGCGGTTCGGGTCGTTGGCATAGGTGAGAGCCGCAGAGATGAGCAGTTCGGGGTCGGCTTCCGGTCGCTTGGTTGCCTTCGCCCATGCTGTCTCTGCGATCTTGCGGTCGAGGTGCAACGGGTAGACGTTCCAGAACCGATCAAAGTCGCCCTCTGAGTTTCTAGATCTTTTCAAGTCTATAAGAGAGGCGCGTTCCAGTGTGCCGGAAGGATTTTCCATTGTCGTGGAATCTCGTTCCAGTGTGCCGGAATCCGGTGCACGATTTTCCAGTGTGCCGGAATCCGATGGCGAGGGGGACCTTGGGGCCGTCCGCACACCCTTTGACCTGCGTTTTTCCAGCACACTGGAATCTGGTAGTTCGCCTCGGGCCTTCGGAACGAAAAGGCGCCCGTTCGGTTGTTTAACCACTGCTCCGACCTTGATGAGCACCTGGACCCCGGCATAGACAGTGCTCTTGCCGATGCCAGTAGCCTCAATCAGCGCCGACATTGATCGCCCGGCATCCCACCCATACATTGAGAGGGCGACGTACAGGCTCAGGATCGTCGGCGTGACCTCGGGTGAACGGTAGACCCACAAAGGGACCATTGAGAACGGGTTCTGGTCTACTCCGTTGCTCACGCCACCCTCCCCCGACGCCGCATGAGGGTCCGTTCACGGTCGTCCGTGCCGCCCCAGATGCCGACCTCGCCGTTCTCCAACGCGTACTGGAGGCAACGGTCGCGGACAGGGCAACCGCGGCAGACAACCTTGCATGCCTCGACCTGCGTCCGCAACGCCAACATCTGCGCCCGGCTTCGCACCCCTGGTGCCTCGTCGTGAGGGTGGAACATGCCCGGCGGCGACCCTTTGCAGGCCCCGTCGTTCTTCCATTCGTTCGCCAACCTGTCAGCGATGTCGTAAGATGGGTACCGATTCCTCAATGGTCCTCCGCTCGTTCCGGATGGGCCGTCTTAGCGAAGACTCCGACCCCGAGCTGGTAACTCGGGGTCCTTCGTTGTCTAGACCCGTATGTGTGCCGCGTCGGACGCGGATGTGGCAACCATCCTAGACCCTACGGTGGAAGGGGACAAGGGCCATCTTGACCTGCTAAACTCGTCAAGGATCAAGGTCAGCGGACAATCCCGACGGTCGCGACTCGGGTAAAGAACGCTGGCTGGGACTGAGCGGCGTTACGATAGTGGTCTTAATCGGCACCAGAGGGTGCAACCCGCAAGGGTTCGTGGGTTCAAATCCCACCCCATTCAATCCCGATCCCTAGACCCTACGGTGGCGGCGCTCCAGAGGGAGAATCGGCCCGGCCGGCGCAGTTCACCAACTCCGTCAACCGTTCCACTTCCCCGATCAGCGCGTACACATCGTCCGTGGATGCTCTCAGCCATGCACGGGCTTCCGGCCAATCGCAGTCATCAGCATAGGCGGCTTCCTGGCGGCGGTGCCTGATCGCGGGAAGGTCGATCATAACCCGCTGCAATAGCGGCGCTCATGCCACTGGTCGAATGTCTCGCTCCGACCACCCAATCGGGAGTTTTCTTGAGCGCTTATAACCCGGAGATTGGCAGGGTCGTTGTTGTGACCGTTGCCGTCGACATGATGGACCACCAGTCTGGTACGTGCCACGGTATCCGTGTCCGGGTTTCCGTCAGGTGCCGAACGAAGGAACGCCGGTTCTCTTGTCAACCAAGCGCGGGAGAGAGCGAACCAATCCCGAACGACATCCTCCGTCCTCTGCGATTCCTCCGCGCCCGCGGGGCGACATCTCATCCCGTCTGCGAGGTTGTCGTCGCCACCGCGGACCAGTTCGTCGGCGTCAGCAAGCCAACGGTCAAGGGCGGGACGCTCAGTCATCCGTCGGTTCCTTTATCGGTTTTCGCCCACCGGGCATTAGCCGCGTTCCGTGCTATCTCGACTCGGCGGTTGGTTGACAGGACTTCAGCCCGCGCCCGTCCACCTTTGGCGGGATCAGTGCGGTGGATGGCGTAGCCGAGACGGACGAGTTCATCCACTAGGACCACGCCCATTTGAGCGGATTCATATTTTGGGTGAGTGACTGTCTTAGCGATAGAGATGGCCGTCTCGACGGCTTCGGTGAGGTCGCTCACGGTCGGTCCAGTGTCTCGCAGATGACCTCGGTGATCGCTTGGGATGCCCACGACTCGGGCGTCATCCCCTTATCCTTGATTGCCGCTGCCACCCAAAGCGGAATGGCGACCTGCACGATGCAAGTGTCCATCTCGTCATCCTCATGCTGCGCTGCGAAGTGGAGATCCATCGCTTCGATGCTCTTGCTGTTGGCGCCGCAGATGGAGCACTTGTGGAAGGTGGTTTCGATGCGGACGGTGGAGTTGGTGGGCATGAGTCCATAGTACATGCTCGGGTAAGCATCGTCAAGAGGAAATCTGGCGAGAACAGACGAAGATGGTCGCAGCGGGGTTCCTGACCACGATGATCCCGAAATGGCGTCACGATGCACGGGAAGCGAAGGGTGTTCGAAAGTGCTCATGCCTGGCAACATCTGCGAGCACTCCAACCCGTACAACCATCTGCCCAGTTCGCCAGCCCCTCGCTCAGACCGAGAGGTCGCATGGTCCTCGGCCAGTTTGCGGCGCCGGAACCGGAGGAACGTGCCATCGGCGCTGTTGCATCCCATCGCCCGCGCCCGCTCCATCTTCCAGCGACTGTTAACGCGTCCCATATGCACCCACTTGCCGTGGTTGCGGGCTTGCTGGCAGAGGCCCTCGGCTTCCCTGCTGATCTTCCACTCCTGCCTCGGATGAGCCTCGTTGCGCTTCCCGCCCACGAATAGGACATCGAATGCCTCCCACGGCCACACAAGCCGCTCTGCGCCGTCCTGGGCGACCAAGGCGACAGGGAACCCCATCTCCCGGATGATCCCCGCGAACTCCATGCCGCGGCGCAACGATTCGACGGCGTCCGGGTAGCAGTCTGGTGACACAGCGTAAAGGCAGCGGTCACGGGGAACGGTGTCAAGCCAGTCAAGGTAGATGTCGGCGTCCGAGAAACCCATGCCGATGTCCGCCCCATGCCACGGGTAGCGGGGGACACGGCGCATGTATCCGTTCGTGAACCGGGTTATGACGAGTCCGACGCCAGCGGCGATCAGTCTCGGTTCGTCCTCATCATTCGTCGCCCCCGTCAAGTAGATGATGGCGATCACGCCGTCACTTCCACATGGAGGCCCGAAGTCGTCCACCATGTTGTCACTTCGGCGCCAGTGTGCTTCGCTATCTCTTGGGTCAGAACCTCATGGGTGACCACCTGATCTGTGAAGGACCGGAGGTATTCGGCCAGCGCCGCCAGCTCGGTCGGCTCCGAATAGACGAGACGCACATGGCCGATGTCGATCTCGTCCTTGAAGGGACACAGATGGGATATCTGAGCCGTGACAGTGATCCTCACGCTGCGACAACCCGCTGGCGTGGTAGGTGTCGTCGGACGGTGTAAGCGACCGGCGTGGCGAGCGCCACCACTATGGCCTTGACGAGTCCCAACTGCCACCACCCCGAATACGAACGGAACGCCAGTTTCACGAACACCGCCGAGTCGACCAGCGAACCGATCCAACCGGAGATGACCACGGCCCGCAGAAACATGCGATCAGCGAGAGGCGTGTAAATCAATGCGTCCATTGTCTCGGAGATAGCGAAGGCGCAGCCTGACGCTACCGCCAAAGCGGGCGAGGCGAGCCACCATGAGAGGATGGTGCCGAGAGCAATAGCGAACCACGTCCAACGTCGACCAAGAACGAGCTGGGCGACATCCCTGAGCACGAATGCCAGCCCGACCCATACGACACCGGAGGCGACTGGTCCGAGTCCCGGAACATGCCAGAATCCGAAATGCTTGAGCCAAGCATTCGCGATAGGAATGGTGGCAATAAAGGCGATCAGCGTCGTCCATCCGGTGCGCTTCATTGGCGATTCTTCGGTGGTCATAATGCCCCTCATTCTAGTCGGTCGATTCATCGCTTCCCCTCGTACAGCGTTCGGGCCTCGCTCGACAGCCGTTTCAGGTTCTCGATCACTTCCGGCGCCAAGTCTCGGCGGTAGGCGACAAGGGAACAGTAGGAGTCGACGCGGACCAGGAAGTCACGATCCACCATGATCCTGTCCGCGGCGACGGCATAGTCCGTTGGTGCCACAATCGGGGCACGGTACGCGGGGGTCGGCGGGAGAGGCGCTGCCCTTCCTTGACCGAATCCCGTCCCTCGATATGGCGGCTCGGGCCATCTGCTGCGAGGCGGGCGAGGTTTGCGGCGCCACTTCATACGGTCCCGATCCACACGCGGGCATAGTCGGCATGGTCGTACAAATCGCTCCACCAGCCGTCGAACTCGTCCACGTCTTCGGCCTCAGCCAAGTGGCAGTCGATAATCTCCCGAACACCGTCGAGCTCATCGGGGTCGGCGTCGATGTACCAGCGTGACATTTTGAGCCTCGCCACGATCGCATCCCGTCGCTGCTCGAAGGTGATCGACTTGTCGTGGAATACGTCCTTGAGGTCGATCTTCTCCGACCAGATCGGTTTCCCTGCCGCCCTCAAATCTGCCGCTAGGTGGAGCATCGCCACCTTGTGATCCGGGGTGGTCACGACGCCGCGCCGAGGTTCAATGCGAGAGCTTCCGTCGCCACTTTGGCTCGCAACTTCTCGAGGCGCAGCCGCAGGTCCCCGTCAGACTCGTCCTTCGACACGCGTCCCTTCGGGTCCAGGTCCACGATCGCGGTCACCAGGTCTGCTCGGTCCATGTCGGCAGGGGCCGGGATCGGGGTCTGTGCGGCTTGCTGTGGCGTTTGCGGGGGCTCGGGGGCAGTGGTGGTGGGGGAAGGCGCAGAAGGGGGCTGAGGGGTGGCTATGGCGTCAACAGGTTCCCATCCGGCCACGAAGGTCACAGCCTCGTCGAAACGGTCGGCGGTCAGGTTCGTCGGTGCCCCGAACTTGGCCCGGAACGCCCGCATGCAGTCGGCCACCCGCGACGACGGGCGCAGAGCGTTGATCCGTTCCATGAGCGCCCCGAGGTCTGGTGGCGGCTCCGTCCTTGACGGCTCGTCGTCCGATGGCTCAGGGTCGTGCGGCTCCCCGGTGCCGAGCGCCGGAACCGGGGCCGGCGCGCCTAGAGCGGAAGGTGCCGCACCTTGGCCGATGGCGATACCAGCGGTTCCCGCCATGATCGACTCGGTGGTCACCGAATGAAGCGCCAGGACAGGCACCCCGAAGTGACGGGTCTGGCCTTGGTCGATGTCGGTCCGCTGCTCGATGATGAGCGAGGCGGGGATGAGCCGCAGGTTCTCCAACGCCCCTTCCAACAGGTCGACGGTACCGGGCATCTCGATCCCAGCGTGCAGGCTGGACGTGGTGACCCGCCACACGCCGACATCGGGCAGGCGGGGCAGCACGACGCTCAACCGGGTCATCGCCTTGCACGCCTTCCCGCGGCCGGCGAGCGCCGAACGTTCGGCCAGATCGGCGGGGCATTTGCAGACCTCGCCGTCCTCCGTCGTCGCACCGCTGCACCGTCGCAGGCATCCGCCGCCCGACCACATCTCCCACGACTGGCTCAACGAACCGGGCGGGATCAGCACATCCAACGTGTCGACATCGGTGTACAACTCCCACTGGATCCCTTCGCCCGGTGCGTCCACCCACTGCCGTACCTCCCCGCCGTACAACTCGGCGGCATGAATGAGAAGGACCTGCGACGGGGAGGTCATCCGCCACTCACTCAACTTGTGGGGCCGAGACTTGTTGTTGCTTGTCGGCACCTTGTCACCTGTCCGCAACCGACCAAGTTCCCTCAGCCGGCGCGGCAGCCCGAGTCCCATCCCCGTCATACCAATCCCCCTGTCCTCGTTTGCCGTTCTTGGATGTAGACCTCGACCAGCGCCGCCCGCATCGCCTCGATGCCGTCCGGTACCGACAGGTCGCGGGTCACCAGTTCGTAGTTGACGACACCCCACCCTTCCTTGGCTACCGCCTCCCGAATCACGTCTTCGACGGTGGCCGAACCCGGCTCGATCGTGGGCTCGCAGCGGGTGAGCCGAACATCGACTCCCGGATTCCCCGGATTATCCGGGTGTGTGCGAACCCCGACCAGTTCGCATCGCCATTCGACACCCGCCGCCAGGTCGGGTGCGATGCGGGCAGCGACAGCGCGGGGAAGATGGCCGAGCATGGACGGCACCACGTCACCGAAATGGACTTCGACGGCGTTGCGGTCGTACTCGTTGTCGGGACGGTGGCGCAGCAGGCCCGGAACGGGTGACGGGTTGTCGGGGTCATCCCAATACCTCTCGCTCAGCAGGCGTTCCAGGTGGCGCACGTTGAGCGGGTATCCGTCCACGAAGGACATGCCGACGAGTGCCACCGAGACGACATCCGGCAGGTTTGCGGGGATGGTGCGACGGCTCAGCACCCGTTCACGCTCGGCAGCGATCCGCTCCGCAGTCCAGTGGCTCACTTGCTTTCCCCTTCATTCGTTTCCTCGGTGACTGGCTCCCACTGTCCTAACTCACGCCTGAACAAGGCCCCGTGTCCTGCGATCGACAACCTTCTTGCCTCACTCTCATTGATCAGGGGAATGACATTATGAGTCTCCTTACTTTCAATGCCCCACTGATATTCGATCACGACTCCACCGTCCAGACGGAATCAATCTCACCAATGAAATCCTCGATGTTGGCGGCGAACATTTTCGATAACGCCGAACGTACTGCCTTCTCTGCCTCGTCCTTATTGGCGGCCACAATCTGTGACACGAACTCGACATAGACCTCGTATGCTTTCACGCTGGTGCCCCTTCGTTCAATGCGCCATCGGTTGATCCTGCGGGAGCGTCAACCGTGCAACGGAATCCCTGAAGCAAAGAATGGTCATCCGCTCCGTTCATCATGTCCGCAGTTCATCATCGGTTGCGACATTCTCAAATCCCCTTCCGGTACAGATGGGCGAACTCGGGTTTGACCTCAACCGTCCAGCAGCGTCGAACGACCACGCCGTCACGGCTCGCACCGTCGATGATCCCTTGTGCCTCTTCGGCACTCCCCCAGTTCGTCCACTGAGCACCGTCCGCCCAGCGGATGTCAAACGACTCGTAGGTGCGGGACTCGATGATCTGAGTGGTGGTCACGGGACTTACGATACACCCCTAGCGCCTACCCGTCAAGTCCCTATCCTTGGCGCCCATCTGGTCGCGCCGTGACCAACTGGCGTCCCGAAGGTCCACCAGGTACCGCTCCGTCAACGCTGCCATCTCGGTGTCACCGGACCATCTCCGGGCCTCTGCCCGTTCCACCGCCAGCCGTCGCGCATCACGGTCAGCCCGAACCGCACGCCACCAGCCGGCGACCGCCAACGCCACGATCACCACCGCTGCGAACCCGAGTCCGATCACCCACACGGCACTCAGTTTACCCGTGGGGGGTGACGGTCATTCCTTGCAGCGGTGCGCGGCCCACCATGAACCGGAACCCGAGGACGAAGGCCCAGTAGTCAAGGGTCGCCAGTTGAGCGTTCGATGACCCGCCGAGCACCTTGCACAGATGCTTCTGACTGACACCGACACGACGGGCGAACTCGGCTTGCGAGAGTCCCTGATCGGTCAACGCCTCGCGGATATGGAAGACGAGCACGGCGTGCGTTGACTCGTTCACGGCTTACATCCAGTCGTGCAGGCAAAGAGGACAAAAAGCGTCGGTCGCTTCGGCGGGCGTCATGGCACCCGGTTCGACCTCACCTGCTACCTCGGCCAAGTTCTCTGCGTGTCCCTGCTCGACCTCATCTCGGGTAGCGAACGAATGGAAGCACTCCATGCACCGCCGATAGGTCGAGTCCGTGGTCGGCTCATCGACGTGGTGCATCCAGCAGTGGATTATCGGGCCGTCCATGTCGAGGATGGCACCGCACTCGCACGGCTGGATGTCAGACACGGTGAACCACCATCTGCATGGGCGGAATCCGCTCCCGTCGCCCGTCCGCATGGACGCGTTCGTAGCCGACACCGAAAAGCGCCACGTCGAGTCCCAACTGCTCTCGACGGCAACCGGCGCAGAGGGCCGGTCCGCCGCAGTGGTTCTTGACGCCATCGGGGTTCGGGAGGACGTGACCGTGACCGCACTTCTCGGACTCGGGGATTGCTGCCAGTACGATCGCAGCGAAATCGACGGCCGCACCGAACTCGCCAGCGGCCACCTTTGGGGCGACAGGGCGGATTCGGCCGTCCCATTTATCGTCAGGGTCGTAAGCTCCGCAACCGCCGCACGGCCCAAAGGCGAAGTCGTGACAGCACCCGATACAGCGACCGGTCGGAGGTCGGTACTTGTCAGGCATGGGAGCGCTCGGGCATCTCGTCCCACAGCACGCCGTCAAGCAACCGTCCGGCGGCCTTCTTGCCGACTCGGACCATAGCGCCAGGAAGGTCACCGACCTTGCACCATGGCCGGTCAGCCGGGCCAAGATCCATGAACTCTCGATGGCATGCCAACGGTAGCCATTCGCCCCACTGCTTGAAATGGAAAGGGACGCCAGCCGTTCCGCACTGGTCCCGCAGTCCCCGCGCCCAATCGGGGTGCATTGGATGAGCTTTCGCCCCCGACTCGCCGCCGCAGAGAATCCAGTTCACGCGGTCGGCACCCAGCCACGGCGACACGTCAAGCGGCGACAGTAGCGGCTCGCACGATAGGAAGTGGACGGGCGCGGGGTTCGCCAGAAGGTGCGGGATCCGTTCGTCGGCGCACTTCTGGTTCTCCGTCGTAGTGCCAAGCCACACATTCTCGGGTGCGGTCACCCACGGCACCATCCTTGCGATGTTCTCCGGTCGCTTCGTCAGTAGCAGCCAGTCCAGCCACGGCGTCCTACCGATCAGTTCCCATAGTCGTTCCCGGTGCGGTGGCAGAGTGGGGTGAGCGTCGAACACGTCGGCCATCGATGCGCAGAAGATCCGTCGTCGGACTCCCTCGGCCTCAGCCTTCCGGTTCCATTTCAGCGGTTCATTCCAATGGGCGTCCCCGAAGAATCGTCGGTCCCCGTTCTTACCCCACACATCCAGTCCGAGCCGATGGGCGAACGTCTCCGCATAACAGGAACGGCAGGCATCGCTCACCCGAGCACATCCCCACCAGCAATTGAACGTGGAGTCACACCAGGAGATCTCGGTGCTCTCACCCATTGCGCCCGCTCACGGGACCACGCACACGATGAACTCATCAGCGTCGATTTCCTCAGCCGGTATGCCGTGGATCGTGACCTCTACATACTCACCGCGGATCACCACCGAGCGCACGTCAACGATGACACGGACCACCTCCTGATCGGCACTATCCACCTTGGGGTCATTGCGGTACAGGCGCACGTTCACGGCTTCAGTCCACCCTTCGCAACGTATGGACCAGCGTGCAGGACGAACACGTGTGACGGCCGCGGGCATGGAACCGGACCTTCCCCACCCATGCACCGCACACCGCCACCGTTCGTCGTGGTTCCTTGCTGCGATGGTCGAGGACGTGGATGAGTGCGCCACGGGAACGGCCCGAGAACAGGACTGGCGCGGTCATCACAGACCTTTCCGCACGGAGTAGGGGCTGTAATGACTGTTCCTGTGCGTCTGGATAGCGGTTCCAGCCGCCGCTGCCATTATCAAAGCCGCTGCAATTCCGGCGAACAGTACCCAGGTTATGACCGTGAGTTGATGGCGTAGAACCATGACTTGCTGCGCCAGCGGAATAGTCGTGGTGGTCATCCGAGGTCCGGCTTGATCGTGAACGTGATCGCCTCGGCCTCAATCCCGAGGATCGTATCGGACACCGCCTCGCCATCGGGACCGAACACTGTCGGTTGGATGATCGGATCCTTCTCGACCTTAAGAACCTGCCGTACTGACATGTGTTCCTCGAGGTCGTTGCCCCTGAATGGAACCTTGTCGCAGTCGTAACAGGTCCATTCCTCGATCACGGCACCATCGTTCCGAGGATGACGGTCCCAGTCCATGCCGCTGATCACGTCGGTGTGCCCACAGGACAGGTGCAAGGTGACCTGCTCACCAACCACGCATGGCTGGATCGCCACCGCCTCCCGCAGAGGTCCGAGCAGGATCGACTCCTCCGTCTTGATCGCGGCCGGCGCTTCCGTGCGCGCCCAAGCAACAGCCGCCGCCTTGTCTACGACCACCACTTTCGCCTTGTGATGTGTCGATGCGATGGCGCCACCAGGCAGGTAGAGCGTCTTGGCCTGCTCGGTGCGCTGAGAGGCCGCGTAGTGCGTCAGGTGCCCTTCGAAGAATGCTCGGGTACGTTCGGCGCGTTTACCGGCCTGCGCCCGCCAGGCGTCGATACGGGCATGGGACTCAGCCGCGTGGGCATCCAGCCGTGCCAGCTCCTGCGATGCCTCGCTGAACTTCGACATGGCCCAGTCCGCTTCACCCAGCGACCCGATCCGCCACGACCCCGCCCCCATCAGTGCGAGCCGACTGAGAATCCCCGTTTCCCTGCCATCCGCTATCGCTTCCAGTTCGTCGTCTGCGAGCGGGGCAGGCTCAAAAGACAGGGGAAGGTCCGGTGCCGCGCTCACGGCTTGACCGCCAGAAGATGAGCCGCACGCTCAGGGGAGACGCGCTGATTCAACAACCATTGGGCGATATAGGCAGGAGCCCACGGTTGAAGATGCTCAGCGTTCCGCGGTGCGAATGGACCCGCATCCTTGTTGATCCGCATGATGCCATCATGCTCCCATGCCGGTTTACCGCAGTCATTACAAGAGTCGATCCGCTGTCCAATCCAAGCGAAACCCTGACACTCTGATTCGCTCACGGCTTGACCTCTCGTAGTACCTCAATCCACGGACATCCCTCGTCGTGTGGTTCCGTGTCGCAGTTGGTGTAGTTGCCGCACCAGTCGCAGGTAATCAGGCAGAGCGGAGCGCCCACCGTCGTGGTGTTCAGTCGTTGCAACAGGGAGCGGTACCGCTCGACCTCGGCAATCAACTTCGGCAGAGACATGACCGCGGCATAAGCGATGTTTCGGGCATCACCATCGACAGGAGTTTGAGCCCACCTGTCATGCATCGGCTTGATCGGTTCAAGATCCAAAGGCTCGCTCACTTCCCCACCTTCACTGCGATCTTAGTCGTCCCCAACGGTAAGGCATCGAGGGGAATTGTGACCGTCCTATCCCCCTCGACCAAAGGTGTCAGTCGGGTCTTGAGCGGTTGATCGTCAGAGTCCCATGCTTGCACTGTGACGGTGTGCGGCTCGGCCGCCGACGGCTCGGGGCCGTCCTCAGGACACCAGACTTTAGAACACCCGACACTACTGGCGACATCGAGCGGCGGATGATCCTTCGGACGCACACAACCGACAGGCCAGTACGGCGGGTACGTGTGCTTGCCGCAACGCTCTGGTTCCGGTCGAGGGATAGCGACGGTGGCACAGGAGCGACTTATTCGACCGTGTTCCGATGGGATGGGATCGTGATAGGTGCCCGGCTCTATGGGCTTGCGGCAACGGTGGCAGTACCGCTCGACCTCGGGGTCTAGAGAGGGGAGATCTGGTCCTAGATCAGAGACGGCTCGCAGAAGCCGCGACACCACAGCAGCAACGGGTGGACGTGGCATCTCCCTGGCGCTCTCAATCAGCAGCGCATCGAAGTCTTCGGCTGACAGTTCGATCCGGTAGGTGGGGGCAGGAGTGTCGGCCTCCCACGCTGCAACAGCATGCTCGATCATCAGCGCTCGTTGCTGTTGGCTATACCCTTCGGACAATGACATCATCTCAAGGATCGTTTCCTTGCGACTCGGCTTCGGCGGTGGGTCCACTCGGACACATCGGATCTCGGTCATCGCATGAACCAGTGAACGATGGCACCCATGACGAGAGCGACCACGCCTTCATTCAGTTGATCAAAGAGCCTCGCTTTGATGAACGCGACGAGACTCTGACCTTTCTCCGGCTCCTTGTGATACATAAACAGACCCACAAAGAGCGCCAGTCCGAAGGCGGTCCACACGGCAAGGCGGGGTGTGCCTGGCAGTGCGAGAGGAACGAACCAGTTCCAGATCGTTTTGACCACGAACCCTTGCCACAAGGCCAGTGGGAACGCGGTGACAACCATGAGCAGGAACGCCCTCAGTGTGTCGCCGGTCTTCTGATCGGACTGCGCCTGACGCAAACGGTCGGTTCTGGTCGCCATCTACTTGCTCGACTGACGGAGTGCACCGATGATGACCGCCAGCAGAAATCCGACCGGGGCGCAGGTCCAGAAACCGGGCGTGTGACCGCTCACCCGGAAATGCACCGCCCCTGCGACCAGCATGAGAATCCACGTCCATGCGGCCGTGCCAAAGGCGAAGATCAGGATGAGCAGGGCTACGAGGCCGACAATCGCTGCGGCAGTCGTGCCAACGCTGCTCTTACCAGCAGTCATCGCACTGGTACGGTGGTAAATCGAACGGGCCATTAGCCATCCCCTTCTATCCGTGGTGGAGCAGCCAGCCAGCGTCCACCGAAGGGGTTGAGGCGGAACGCCGACTGGCCGCTACTGGGTTACAACACCAGATCCTACCACGACTGCTAGGGGGCTAGCAAGCCTTCGATTTACGGGGTTCCCGCCGGCAACTGGATGGATGGGACGGTGGCCACCACGCACGCGATGAACGCTTGCATCGTCAGACCGTGCTTGTCGGCACAGAACCCGATAGCGATGTTCGTGACCTCGATCTGCTGAAGCGCGCCAGTGGTCCGGGAAATCCCGTCGTCGTAACAGGTGTGGACCTCAGGCGGTTTCGACCCGGCACCCGGAACATCAGGGGTGGCACACTCGTTGAACGCCGACTGGAACATCGCCACCCGAGCCAGGATGGTGCGGTTATCAGCGGACTGCTGACGTTGCGATGCCTGACCGAGTAGCAACAGAACGACAGCGAGGATCAGGAACGGGAATACCACGCAGTCAGCGACTAGTCGCCATTTCACGATCCGTTTCGTGTCCCCCACCACGATCGCCACGTTCTCGACGGCGACACCGACGCCGGACATGCTCGTTGCCGCCTGTACCAAGGACGCTGCGATCCCACCGAACCCAGCATCGCCTGCCGCCTCGGCCCGGTCGTGCGCTTCCCCTTCAGTCGGGTCACTTCCCGTTGACTGATCCGCCACCCTGAATCCTCACCTTCCGTTCCAACTGCTCGGCTTTCACCTGCGCTGCTTGCAGGTCCGCCACCGACCTTCCGATGTCCACAACCGCTTTCTGTACCGCCGCCCGAAGATCTTTCACCGCCGAATCCCTCGCCGCCTTATCCTCCGATGGGGTACGCCGCGACCATCGCGTCATCAGGACCGTCCCTTCGACCGGTCGTGGATCACGGCCAGGTCCGCAAGCGCCGACTGCATGGTGTCCGCCATCTTCGTACCCGCCGCCGCCATTTGCGAACCGGCCGCCGCCTGCGCCGACATCGCCACCGCCACCGACGACAGGAGAGGCATCACCTCTTTCAGCAAGGCTTCCGTCTGATCCTTCGAGTCCTTGCGGAGCGAGTCGATCGTGGACATCAACCATTTCAGGACCCCACCGATCACCCCCGCCAACCCCACCACCACCGCGCCGATCGCGTACGGGGAGTTCGTCACATCGGCTAGGAGCCCGTGCACCTGTCAGGCCCATCTCACGCTCACGGCGTGCCGCAGGCTTTGTCCACTGTCTTGACGCCACCAAGGAAGTACCCGATGTACTGCTCGAAGCAGCGCAGTTCCAAGGTATGTTGGGCCTCGGCGTCCGCTTTCGCCTGCGCCTCCATCACTTTCGTGGCGGACTCCGACCGTTGCGCCGACTGAGCGTAGGATCGGGTCGCGACCACGCATCCGACCCCGATGATCAGCGCAAGAACCAGGGCTGCTACCGCCAAGGCAAACGGCCATCGTCGGGTCTTGCTTGGTGGGGTGGGAACAGGTTGCATCCGGTCGGCTATCGTCGCCAACCCCGCGGTGACCTGATCCAGCACCGCCAAAAGGGTTACAAGGTCGGACGAGGTCATGGGTCACGCCCGCCATCGTAGGCTTCACGCCAGCACGAAAACGTGACCCGCCTAGAACGGCACCAACCGACCGACCACCTCGAGCGGTTCACCATCACGCATCGGGAACCTTCGGGAGCCCTGCCCAGAACTCTGTGGCCTCATCCCTGCCATCCAACCGACCTTTGGCGTAGCAGAACCCGCCGGCTATCCCGCTTCCGGTGGTGAACCCTGCGAGCCACCAGATGACATGGGGGACGGACCATCCGGTCACCGGACTCGCCCCGTGGTGGACGGCGTGGGTTCAGCCGCATCTGTTGACTTCACGCCTAACAGTTTCCCACAGCCGACCGGGGACTAGTCGCATTTCGCGATAGTCAAACCTCCCGAATCTGGCGGTACTTCCGTCCTAGTCGACCGTCAAAAACGTGTGGAGTTGAGTCCCAATTGGACGGCCTTACTCGTGTTCGTGTCCCACGTCCCAGTCACGGCGCAGGCGAACCCAATGCTAGCGAGGTAGTGCTGCAACTTGGTGGCGTTCGTGTTCGCCCGACCGGGCCACAACCAGTTGGCGCTGTCCGTGTAGTGCGGCGCCCCGATCTCCACCTCTGTGTTCGTGGAAGTGAGATGTCCGTAGCTCCCATCTTGGACGAGGGTGGGAGTGATGCCTCTGTGATTCAGGAGCCATTGCAGGGCCTTAGTGCTGAGGACTCCGAATGAGCCATCAACCGTCAGCGGACAAAAAGGATTTCCATCAGAACCGACCATATCATCATAATATTACTTAGAGTGGCATCCGTTGTGGATGCCACTCTAAGTCTCCCTACCTTGCCTTGCCACACCGGACCACACCGAACCGGGCCAAAGCCCACCTATTCACACCCCACCTTGGCGTACCGTGCCGAACCGGACCATGCCATACCAACACCGTGCCGCTCCACACCTCACCAAACCTTGGCACGCCACACCAAACCTAACCTCTCCGAACCACACCGCAAGAACCACACTTTAGACTTCCTCGAACTTCACGCAATGAAACCGCCCATAGGTCGGTCGGAAGTCGGCCAGTCCCACGAACTTGCCCGCTTGATTTACCACGTCCAGCAGCACCGGAGGCGGGATGTACTCGGGCGAGTTGATGAGCAGGTCGAACTCAGCACGCCACCCCGCCAAGAACGCTGGGCGGGTACGGGTGATCCCGGCCCGCTGGACGGTGACATGCCGCTGATCCAGATAGTCCCAGTCGGCCTTTCCGAGACTGGCGACCTCCGTGAGCGGGATGATCGCAGCCTTGAACAGATCAATGGCCGACTTGCGCGGCGACCTCGGATCCTGCCTATACCGACCAGCGTTCACGATCGCCATCCGCAGGTACTCGCCAGGGATGCCGATGGTCCCGTCGTCGCAGCGATAAACGTAGGACTCCACGTTGTCGGATTTCTTGGCGGCGCTTCCCTTTGCAGCGGCGGCCTTCTCGGCAACCGCCTCGACGGACCAGCGGTGGAACAGGATCGCCGCGGTGCCCTCCAATGTCACCCGAGCGATGTAGGGGGCGGTCGGGTCGATGTCCCACTCGGCGTCGTTCGTCGGCGCGTCACCACCGATGGCTGTCGCAGTGCCGTTTGGATGTGCCCGCTCAAAGGCTGCCTGGATATCAGCGGGGATACGTCCTCGGCTGGAGACTTCGTGTCCGTTGGCGTTCGCCCATGCCCGGACATCTTGTGTACCCTTAGCCATATCAGCACGTCCTTCCGTGTTGGTCACGCCCTCGGCAGACCCAATCTGCGCGAGGGCATCATCTTACCTCATAATCAGTCCGTCCGAGGCAGATCAGTGTGAGGCCGCCCGCGAACCTGGATGCCGGATGGTTCTCGGTTCGGATCAGGTCCGAGGTCAGGTGTCTTGTCACCGGGAGAACGCCGAGCGGTGATAGCCCCTGGACTGCGGGCCGGCGCAACCTGCGCCTCGGAGAGCAACCGTTCTCGGGGTAGATGGCCCCGACAAACCTTCGGACCTGATCGAAACTGAGAATCATCCTACTTTGCTTCGTCGGATAGTTGCACGTCCGACGCTCCCGCAGGATCAGATGTTGGCGCGGTGTCCAGCCAACAGGAGCGCCGCCTTCGGTGCCAGTTCAATGACGACATCACCGTGGCAGGGATCATCAAGGCCACACCAGCAACCCACGTCATGCCCGTCAGCCGCTGCCATCATTTCCACATCCCGAAGCCAATGCGATAGTTCACCCAGATCTTCGGGGCGGGACAGGCGGTATTTCCATTCCCATCGGTACATTTCGACGGCCATCGGTGCCGTCAGGGTGAGGCCCGGAATGTCATACCTAAGGCCGTCCACTTGGATGCCTGACACTTGGACCAGCGACCCGACCTTGAACATATTGCCGAGAGGTGACGGACGGGACACGACAATGCACCCTTCCGGTTTCCGCCATCCGGCCGTCCGCCGCAACTGAATCCGTCTCGGGGTCACAACCCGTACCCTAGCCTTTCCCTGCGATCTTCTCTCCACATGGCACGCTCCCGCCGATGATCGTTCGCCTCCATCTCATCGGCCAAACCGAGGCCGTCAACAGGTTTCGGGACACGGGCCCGTGTCACCTTCGGGGAGATGTCACGGATCGCCCCCACATCCTTGCGGGCCGGTTTCACGACGACGGGAATCGGTGGCGTGTGACCGTGCTTCCCTGCCTGCTCGACAGACGCATGGAACGGGGCAGGACGTGGCTTCGCGTTCGGGTTCAACGCTATCAACCGCGCCCGCTGCCATGACTTCCAGCATGTCGGACACAACGCTAGGGCCGACAGCAACGCCTCGTTGCGCCGTTCCGCGCCCCAACACCAGACACCTTTCGGTAGCGGGTGACCCGGTTGCCCTACCGCACCGATGGATGGGAGTCCACAGATGCATGGGTGCGCCGTGAACCATTCCTTGCGGTTGCGGGCGACGTTCGATTTCACCCGACCAGCGCTCCCGCTCGGATCAGTTTCGCCTGACGGTCGTAGAGCACGACGGTTCCCGCTGCGGAGACATTCAAACAATAGGCAGACTCAAACGAGATGACGGACTGGCACAATGCCTGCGCCCCAGCGGAGAGTGAGCCGTCCTCCGGGCCAAGCAGGTAGATAGCCCGAGGCGGGTGCGTGAACATTTCCAGTGGCTCGGCACCATCGGCCAGTTCTACTCCGACGAGTGGAACGTCCATCGGCCGGTGCTCGTTGAAATCGGTCACGTCCGTGTAGGTGAACATCGGTATCTGCTGCCAGGACTTCACGGTGTCCGACGCCTGCCGGGAATATCGGGGACCGATGACGAAGATGAAGTCGGCGCCGAGACAGACAGCGGAACGCCAGAGGGTGCCGATATTGGCGGGCGTCTTGGAACGTTCGATCCCGATGGCACAGAACCCTCGGGCCTTGACTTGCGTTCGTCGGCTCACAGAAGACGCTCGGATTCGGCTTGAGCCGCCGCGGACTCGGCACGCTTGACCGCCTTCTCAAGCGCCGCGGACATGGTGGGAGCGCCCGCCCCAAGCGCGTCGGCCCGTTGGTATTTGCGCCAGAAGGAAACGCCGCACCACGTAGCCGTTACCTCCATTTCGACGCAGTGATAGCCGAGAGCATAGAGCCTGACGAGGCATTCCTCGACGCTCACCCGATGACCTCACGCCCGCACTCGACCACGCGCCGCTGGCTCGCATCGTATGATTCCCATTTGATCGCCAACCGTTCCAGCGCTTCGGGCGATAGCACCGCCTCGGGTGCGTCCGCAGCGTCACGCCAGCGGAAAGCGTCTGGCAAGGCCATGCCAGGAAGGTCGCTCACCGGTTGATCTTGCTGTCGTAATGCTGGCCGGGATTCAGCGCATACACCCACGGCTTGACGTTCACCCGATGCGTCTTGCCTTTGTTGTCCATGACGGACAGGAACCAGGCGTCGTCGGCGTGCAAGGTTTGTGGACCGTAGATCGGGATCAGGTTCGTTATCGGAACGCAGGATGTGAAGGTGCCCATCGTGGAGCATGACTCGGTGATCTGCGGGTAGTAGGCGATGATCCCAACCGTTTCGTAGTCGTGTGCGGGCACGAACTGTTTGCTTGTCACCGTCCCGCTCCCTTGCCACGGGTGCGAGCACGCGGTCAATAGAAGGACCCCGAGCAGGAGAACGACACCGCGCCAATATCTGATCCTGCGGGAGCTGAGCGATATTTCCGCGAGTCGAAGCAAGGGAAAGGTGTCGTCTTTCACCGATTTTCCCCCATCCCCGGTGTCCACGGGTCCGCTGGCTCAGGGATCAGACCAACCTTCTCCGCCACCCACAGAACGCCGGCAACCGCTGCCGCGAATGGGAGCAGGAAGAACGCGGCGACGGTCGGTCTGAACGTGGCGATACCCAAGTGGTCGCGGTCAGGCATCGGAATCTCCGAGCGCTTGGCGGATGGCTCGTTCCGTCGGACACGGCCACGTCAGTTGGTCGTGGGCACAGGTTCCGGGCCAAGGCGGGCGCTTGATCTGATAGTGGATTCTTCGCACGGCATCCATAGCCGCCGCACACGCCGTCAGATAGAAGTCCACGCCATTCTCAGCCATTCCCGGCCCCCTCTTTGATCGCCTGTTGGCGTCGTGCTATCTCGGTGCGGAGGTCCGCAAGGATTCGGTCCCCGTCCTCATCATCCGGCCACGGTTGGAACTCGTCGGCGCATGCGATCAGGTCAGCCAACGATGAGTTCACCCAATACGACGGGCCTTCGTGTCGGCGCTCCAGGTCGGCGGTGTCGGTCATCGGATGCCACCCTTCAGGCGTTCCAACCGCTTGCGGTCCGCGCTGATCCGACCACCGAGGTTCGACAGGTGGTACGGCGGGAATCTGCCGTCCGGGCGCAGGTGTCCGACTTGAGCTCCAACCACCAGATCGTGACGCTGGCTGTCGTCCAACACGCTCGGGTCCGGTGCACCTTTCCGGCATGAGGCGTTGTACGCCTTCAGGCGGTCCCGTGCCGCGTCCAATAGGGCGATGCGGGCCTCCAGCGCTTCGATGGCGTCAGGGTCGTCGCTGAAGATCGAGGCGTCGGTGGCGGCTTCAATGTTCCGGGCCTTCGACGCCATCGACCGGGCTTTCGCACCGTTCTCGTATGCCCGGTCCTGTGCGCCACGGATCCGGTTGCGGTAGCCGCGGTCGGCGCCGTAGGAGTAGTGGTCCGGCATCATCGGCTGGCCGAACGGGATCATGGCAGCCATGTCGTGCGCCTTCTTGTCGAGCGCCTCGGCTTTCACTTCCCGTTTCTCGGACCATTCCCGCAGACGGGCGGCGCGGGCCTCGCGATGTTCTCGGGTGGTCATCGCTGGCCCACGTCCGTTAGATTTGGGCGGGCGAACGATCCCCAAGTTTCTACAGCGGCCACATCGTAGGCTCGTGCGGCTGATTCCTCCGTTATGAACACACCAAGATGTTGCTGCTTACCATTGATGACAATGTACGCAACCCACTTGTCTATCTTGGTCGCAAAGCAAACCCCCTTGTAGCGCGACGAGCATCCAGCACGCTTTCGTTTGTTCACTTGATTCTGTTGATGAGTTGCGATTCGCAGATTACTGCGCCGGTTATTTAGACCGTCGCTATCGCGATGATCGACCTCCAGCCCATTGGGAGCACCCATTATCAAGCGATGCATGTACAACGTAGGAGTTGCACCCTTGGCCGTGGCGTAGGAGATCGGATTCGCTGATGAGGCAGCGGCATACGAATGGACCACCCACTGGTATGCCGACACTATTCCTTCGTCCGCTTCATCGATTGCCACATCTGGTCCATTGACAGATTCAATAACCACGGGTAATTACCAAACCTTGATCGAGAACGAGAGGCGGATCGGCAGTTCGCCGTCCTGGTATTCCCAGCACACACCGTCCGGCCCGGAATCGTTCTCCCGCTGATCCGCTGCCTCTTGAATCCGGCAGGACCGGCACAGTTGGCCGCGCTTGGCAACGCCGTTACCGCACCCTGGGCAGAGAGCCTTCGGGGTGGAGAGGAAGCGGGCGAAGTCGTCGGGGTTGTCGGGGTAGGAGTGAGCATCCATCACGACGACACTCCAACGAACTTGGAACGCCAGTCGGCAGCGAACTTGTGGAAGATCGAATGGATGGCTCCGACCGTCGAGAGGTTCGACAACCCTTGGCCGATCAGGTACCGAGCGAAGTTGTCGCTGTCCTCACCGTCGAAGTCCTCGCCAACATTGACGTCAGCAACAAAACCGCGGGCATTGAAAGCGCCGATGATCGCCTCCGTGAACATGAACACTCCGACATGATCGGAGGGGTCGGCTATCGCCTCCATCCAGTCGATGACCGCCGCCACGTCAGAGAAATCCAGCGTCGGCAGTTCGGCCATCAGCCGATCCGCGGTCGCTTGTTCGGACGCTCGGCGCGCCTCAGCATCCGCCGCGGCCTTGATGCCAGCGGGCGACTCCCGGTACGTCGCTGCGGCTCGGTCCATTTCGGACTGCCAGAACTGCATCAGGAGATTCGGGTCCATCCCCGGTTCCGCGATGAGTCCGACCCCGTTGAACTCGGCTTGCACCAAATCGCCCGTGGCGACCGCCATCGCGATCATCTTGCGAATGGTGCTGTCGATAGATGAACCCACCATCACCTTGAATTCGACCATTTCTACATCCCCCTTCGTCCGAAAGGATCAGCATGGTGCCGATCCCAGGTGTGTCTGCATGCACCCACACAACCCGTGCAGCGGCCGTCGTCCTCGGGGTCCGAGGTGTGGTACCGCTCACCGCAAATCTGGCAGGTGCGGGCCGCCTCGGCGTCCTGCGAGTTGGTCACGGTGTGACCAGTTGGAGCGGCGTCAGCGCTCACTTCGCACCTTCCAGCGCCCGCCGAGCCATCCGTGCTGCCACCCGCGCCGCCTTGAGTTCTTGCAGCAAGGCGAGCCGCACGGCCTCATGTTCCTCAAACGTCATGGCCGCGGCCACAGCGGTATAACTCGTATCGACTCGATCTTGGCAAGCCCAGCACCGTCCAGCATCGGTTCGGGCGAACATTGCGAGGTATCCGCTTCCCCCACACTTCTTGCAGGTGCTCGGTGCCATGCCTCAGACACTACACCCCTAGCGCCCGACCGTCAAGTCCCTATCTCTGCCCCTTGGATGAACGGGGGATCGCCTCGGCGGGCGGGTGGGGAACGTAGCCGAGGAACGCCATACACGAGCATCCGTCGACCGGACCCCACGACGGGCAGCGGTTCTTGTAGCCCGCATGGTGCTCACAGGGGAAGTTGATCGGCGGTCCATCGGTCCACCAGTAGTCGATCTTGCATCCGCAGGCATCGCAGACGAGAAAGGGGTCGGCAGGGGTGATCCTCGTGTGGGTCCGTGTCGCCATCGGACTAGACAGGAACGCCAGGCAGGTTCGGGGCCGCGTTCGTCCATGCCGTCCAGGCGGCACCCGGCTGCGGCTGCCACGTCGTCCACAGGGACACGGACCCGTCCGCGGCTTTCGTGAGCACGTAGGCGGCTGCGACCATACCCTCCTTACCTTCCGGTGGCGGGGTCGGGTTCGGGATGGTGGTGACGACAAGAGAGGACAAGTCTGCTCCTTCAGGGGGTTGCGGTTGAGTCGGGGGAACGGGCGGGGTGACGCCTTGGGCCAGATCGAGGATGTGCTGCCGCTGCGCCTTGCGAAGATCGCCAGGGCAGTTGGGGTGACCTCCCCAACCAGAATGACCGTTGCTGTCGCCCATGCCGTGCCAACCGAAACCAGGGGTTCCTGGGGCATCTGAGAGGGTGTACGGCCAGCCGTAGGTGTCGTGTCCCCAGCGGTATAACGCGGCGATGGTCTGGCAAGCCAGTTCTGTCAGCGGTTCGTTCGGGAAGCCTTGAGTGCCGACCGAGTTGTAGGTGGAGTTGCCGGCGGCTTGCGCCCAAGCTCGGGCCGCGGCGTCACAGAACTGGTCGAGCGCCCCGTCCTTGTAGGCCACCCAGGTGTACGACGCTTGCGATGCCGGATTGTTGAACTCAGCGCCGAGGTCGTTGTTTCCGACCTGTACATGCAAGACGAGTCCGAGATGCGCCGACATGGTGCCCGACTGGTTTGTGCAGGGTCGCCAGTTCGCTCCTGGGTAAAGAGTGGTCATCGCCTCTCAGCGTACCCGTCGTAGACGAACGTGCGGGGGATTCGGTGTCGTTGACGCCTCACGATGGGGGCGAAGGTTGGCAGTCGGAACGGTTGCCGTGGAGAAGCCAGGGCGACTAGTCCGTGACCCCGGACCTCTGACTAGAACCGGCGGATTGTTCAGATCTTCAAGACCCAGATTCCGCCCGTCTTGAAGTAGATGTGGCCGTCCACGCCGAACGCCCAATCGTTGTCATCTCCCGCTCCCGATGTTGCGTCGTCTATGACAATCACGCTCACATCGGTATTAGTGACATCCGAGAGGAAATGAAACGAGAAGGGATTGGTCGGACACATGAAGTTCATGGTTCGACAAATAACTGACTGGCTAACAGTATTTACTTCAAAGTGCCCGCTGGCTCCAGTCACAGCAAAGTCAACCTCTGAACCGCTAAACGTAATGTCTACGGTGGCTGTGTTGTCTGCGTTGTGAATGTGAAGTGGGATGTCGTCAGTGACGACCTCAACCCCAGTGGTCAAGATGCCGCTGATAGGCGTCTGGTTTGGCCCCGACAGCGTGAGTTGACCACCGTTCACGAACAACCCGGCCGGGTTGTCGCTATTGAAAGGGTCGAAGGTGCCGTCCGAGAAGGCGAATCCCACAAGTCCGTCGTAACTGTCCGTCATCAGAAGCATCCGAGGGAACGCTTCTCCCTCGAAGGCGATCGCGAGGGCGCTCGTCGGCATGTTGGCCGGGATAACGAGAGTGGTGATCTTGCTAGCGAGCCCTCGATCCCCGAGTTGGCAGCGATCGTGTCGTCGTAGGTGGTCGCATCATCGACGATCCCTGCCTGCTGTGACGCTAGTGGGACGCTCTGACCGGAACCGCCCCCGTTTGCAGTCCACCCGACATCACCGTCTGCTGACGACAGTTTGGCGGGGATCTGGCCGACAGTGCCACCGGGCGGGAGTCCCGCTGCGTACTCAGCGGCATCGGGGGTCACCGTCACACTGGTGGTGAAACCCGCGACCACCACGTCATAGACGCCAGGGTCGGCAAACATCGTGTACCGCCCGTCGCCGCCGGACGTGACCGGGTTGGTGACAGTGAACGCCTTCGTCCGATTGAGGTACAACGTGGCTGCGCCCCCGCCGTGCACGTTGACGAGGACGGCGGTGAACGGGGCCGCACCCCTGGAACCAGAGTCGGCCACACCCGTGTACTTGCCTGCGAAAGTTGATGCCATCTCTATCCTCCGCTGGGCGGGCTCAATCCTTGGGACAGCCTACTAGCCGCCCACGTCCACGTCGGTGACCCCCTCAACCTCATGGTATGCTCCGTGAACGAGTCGTCGCGTATCTCCTTACGTGGTGGCGTTGCCCCGAGGTCGCTCGATACGGCCTCGGGGCCTTTCGGTGGTCCGTCATGTGCAGTCGGTGATCGGGCCAGACGCGACAAAGCCGCTCACCGAACCCCTCTTTGGAGGTCGGTGAGCGGCCGGAGCGCGTGATGGATGGAGGGTCTATTCAGACGATGCGAAGCAGTCCGAGGATCATCAGAACCCAGTGATAGCGATTACAAACGACGCCGCCGAGGTCAAGGAAAATGCTCCGGACCCGAGAAGGGACGACCCGACAGGTTGTACCGCGTAAAAGGTCACTAGGAGCGGTCCAGGCGTACCGAACCCAGGAAACAACCGTGACGGAGCGGTTAAAGTCACTTGAGTGTCAAGGGTGGAGTTCTGCGCCCACGGTAGCGACTCGTATCCCATCGTAGGAAGGCCCCCCGCTCCCGCCGTGACATACAGTTGCACATTGTCGACGCTGGGCGCCATAGCGTACCCGATATAGTTCGACATGGACACGAGCAGCACGGACGACGGCAGTGGGGTCGATTCGTAAAGGGTATAGATGGTGCTAAATGTCGTCTCCCATTTTTCGCTCACCCCTGGCATCTCTGGGAACGGACCCGCCGTGTACGTCACAGCACCCGGCGATGCCGCTTCGAACACCCCATATGCAACGCCGCCTGGGGTAGTCGGAATGAAGAGCCCCGAAGATTGATCGTATTTTATTGTCTGCCCATCCGTGATGCCAGTGATCGCCACCTGCCCGAGATCCGCCAATGCTGGCGGCGGCGGCGGAAGCGACCGCATAAGATTCGCTGACACCGTCGCGTTCTCCTGAATCAGTTTCAACTGGACCGGAGAAATGGCGTTCGCACCCGGCAGATCCAAGTTGAGTGTCACCGCCAATGTCTCCGTCGCCGGGGTCAACGTCATGGCAACCACCCGGTACGAACTGTTCTCCTGCACGAACCCGTAGTCGATGACAACCGGAACCACGTCACCTGTCGTCAACACTCCGATCAGGGAACCCGCCAAGTTCTCTTTCGTGGTCACCGTCAACGATTTCAACGGGTTCTTCAACCGTGCCAGTTCCGTGACCGCCTTCGACTGCAACCCACTGATCGTCGTCTCATACGACGAGTTCACCACCGCCCCCAACGTGATCGCCCCGTTGGCGGAATCGTCGGCAGCGAACCCGAACAGGAGGCAGGGGGTGAGAACCGTGCCCAGCACAGGTTCCTGATTGTTGTTGCCCACCACCGTCACCGCGCTCGCCGTCGACTGGCCGTCCTTGTCCACCTCAAACGACCCGATGTTGCCGCCCATCACCAAAGCCAGTTGCGGTCGCACCGCCCCCTTCTTGGCGTACACCTGAACCTCGCGGGTCGTCCCCGCAGCGTTCCAAGTGATGTCCACATCGCACAATCCTTCGGACACGATCTGCTGAAGGAAATCGGACCACACGGTCCCCACCGCCGCCAACGGGACCACGTAAGGGACTTCCACCCCGATGGACCCGGTGGGTGGGTCGATGTTCAAGATCCCCGGTTTGTGCTGCGTAGCGTCCTCGGCGTACACGATCACCGTGTGCACGATGTCGGTGACATCCGCGAGCGTGTTCACGCCAAGAGTCTCGAAGTTGCGGGAGGTCACACAATCCCAGTTGATCATCCCGCCAGGCGAGTACAACCGCACCTCGTAGGTTTCGGTGGTGGACGCCGGTGTCGCCAACAGGGGAGCGTAAATCCGTACCCACTGGTTCCGGGGTGCCGAGTTGGCGAGCGGGGTCCACACCTCCTCCTGTGTGACACCACCCAGTATCCGCCGCACATACAGGCCGCGTTCCTTGTACGCCGGCCCGATGTAAGGGGTACCGAATGTCGCCGTCAGGTAGAACGACGCGGCCACCCGGACCTCCACGCCATTCGTTGACGGGGCTATCACCGTGAACTCGTCGGCCGCCGAGAACTGGTCGAGTCCCTGATCAGCGGACACCAGTTGCAGGGAGTTCACACCCCGGCGAACGATCGTCGTGTCGATCGACTGGGTGGCACCCGTCGCCGTCCACCCCGTCAACCCTGACTCGAAGTCGCTGTTGGCGACCAAATCCTCGAGGGGTGGCCCGAGGATGATCCGCGAGAAATACCAGAACAGGCCCATGCACTCGAAAGTGACGGTGAGAGGATTGGCACGGGAACGGACCACCGGCCCCCAGAAGATGAGGACGGAGGCCGTGCCGTCCATCGGGTCACGCCAAATCTGGACTTCCCGTTGTGTCTCCAAGTCCCGCAGAATCCCGATCTTCGGATCGGTGGTAGGCATCGTGAACGAGCATCCGCCGAGGCCGTTCAACTCCCAGGTGACTGACTCGATGACAGCGTTCTCGAACTCCCCGTAAGGCGTCCCGTAGGTGTCTGTGATGACGACGCGGTAGGCGCCGGACTGTGATCCTGGCATCAGGTCAAATCCACGCTGACCGCCACGCCCAACTAGTCGAACCACCCGAGACTGTGATGTTGTTCACGCCGGGTAGCAGCACCGTCCACGTTGTGGACGGGTCCACGACATCAAACCTGTTGGCACCCGATCCGTCAACGACGGTCCGGTTCAACAGGTCCACCACGCATGGACTGGGGATCGAGCCGATCATTGATGACGCCAGTACGATCACGTTCCCTGCGTCCGACGTGTTCGTGATCGTCACTGGGTCCGACGAAGGGGTCACCGTTACCACCGGCCTACTCTCAAAGTTTCCGGTGTTGGTGATGGACCCCGACGATGCAATGACCGTGGTGGTCAACGCGTCGGAGTAAAGGCGCGGGTCACCACAGAACCATTCCAGACTGATCTTCTGCCACCCCAGGTTGTAAGTGGGTTCCAGAATCGTCGCCCGTTTCCGCGTCCTCGTTTCCACCTGCCGCTGAACCTGGTTTGGCAACTTGTAGGACATTGGCAGCGAACCGGAGAACAGGGGGACCGTCGCCGTTTCGAGGGGCGCCAGCAGCGTTTCCAGATTCGACGCGGATGTCCCGGTCACGGTCAGGGTCATAGTAATGATCCGACCCTCCAAAACGTCGATACCGGAAAAGGCTCCGTGGTGACGTAGGCGAGCCCAGTCCGATGTCCGCAGTTCAGGAAGTGCCCGCAAACCGTCCCAAGTATTGATCTTGTACGGCGTGCCATGCCCACAGGTGACACCCTGATAAAGCCACTGGTAGTCGGCAAGCGTTGTCACTGTTGACCTCTAGTGGGGACAGGCGGTTGGACGGTCTGCAACTTCCATGCGGTCTGCCGGGCTATCTCCTGCGCTGACGCACCCGTGGTGGCGTACACGGTGATGTTGTAGACGGGACCGCTCGCACCCCCAGGGGCGACCCCGTGAGGGGTGATGTACCCGGACGTGCCACTTCCGAGTCTCAGATATTCGGCACCCTGTTCGTTCACCAGATATGTCTGGCCGGAATCCACCGGGCCACCACTGGCTCTGCCGGGTATGGTCCCCGTTGTTGTTGCAGCGGTCTTCCCTGGCGAAGTGTTAACTGGACCTGCGGTTGGACCTGCGGCATAGGGATCAGGCAGTCCAGCGGCAATCGCTTTGGCTCTGGCAGAGGCGATAGCAGCCTCTGTTTGGGTGACCAGACCGGCGATGCCACCGAACACCGCTGGCAAACTCCCACCCAGGTCGTTCAGTGCATTAGAAATCCCCGTAAGATCATTCAGGCTTTGGCCCAATGTCGATTCATAGCCGGGAAACGCCGCCAGTTTTCCGGCGACATCACCTATGGCTTGGGCGTTCGCTTGCAAACTGGAGGTCAGAGCGTCTGTGGCGTTGCGAAGATTGAATGCTGAGGTCTGCTGATTATCCTGAGCGTCGTGGACTCCCTGCGTAGCGTCACTGAGAGCCGTCTGAGCGTCCGCTAGTTTCTGAGCAAACTCGGGGTCGCCGGCTTGTGCTGTTCGCAGATTGTCAGCGGCGGTTCTCTCCGCATCCAGAGCCGAGGCCACATTGTCATGTGCGTCAGCGACTGCCTGCTGCGCCGAGATGACGGCCGGGTCGGCCCCCGTTCCCTTCGCCTTCGTGGTGTTCAGGTTGTCTTGCGCCTTAGCCGCGTCGATCTGCGCCTGCGTGACCCCGAACGTGGCCGTCTGCACCGCCGCTTGTGCTGCCGCCAGTTCCGACGCCGACGCGGCCCCCGACCCTTGCAGCGCGTCCAGTTTCTCCTGAGCCGCCTCCACCGCGGCTTGTGCCGCCAGCAACTTGTTCGGGCCTTCCGCCACATCCAACTGAGCCTGAGCCAGTTCCTCGGCCGTGGCCCCCGCCGTGGCCTTCTGGAGCGCCTGCTGTGCCTTGGCCTGCGAATCCACAGCCGACTCGTAAGCCTTCGCCGCGTTCGTGACCTCCTTCTGAGCCGAGGCGACCGCCTTCAGATCGACCGGCCCATCCTTCTCCAGTTTGCTGAGTGCTTCCTGCGCCTTCGTCTGCGTCAGCAACGCTTGGTTGTAGGAGCGGTTGGCGGCATCGTTCGACTTGACAGCATCGAACTCTTTGGTGACCGCGGCTGTAAGACTCTCAACGGATTTGGTGTGCTCATCGGCCTTGATTTGCGCCGCCGTGTCCGCCGCCGATTTAGCCGAGGTCGCTCGCACAACCTCATTGAGTCCGAGCGTGAGAATGTCCAACGTCTCGCGTGAGCCGAACTTTCCGAGAGGCGTACTCGACGCCTTCGTGACCAAATCCACCAGTTTGGAAACACTTGAAACTGCTGCCTCAAGATCAGGGATGATCCCCTTGGACAAAGAAAGTTCCAGCCCTTGAAAGGATAGGGCCATCTCAGCCGACGCCACTTTAAGGCTGTATCCATGATCTACGTCAGACTGAGACAGGAACTCGCCGCGAGCCTTCGTCGCCGCGTTGAGTTTGTTTTGTGCCTCCACCGTAAGATTCAACAAGGGGAGCAGGGCGGCACCACCGCGAGATGCCGCGGCCTTCGCTATGGCGTCCTTTGTCGCAGCGTCAGCGGACGCGTTGTAAGCGTTCCGCACATTCTCGAACGTCTGGACGACATCAACGTTGCCGTCCTTCGTGCGCGCAACCTGCACGTTGTACTGACCGAGTTTCGTTGTCCCGTCACCGAGCGATGACCCCAACCGGAACATCGCCTTGTCAGCAAGATCGGTGTCGATCCCGAGAGTGTTCAACTGGCCGATCAGTAGGGATGCTTGACCAGCGCTGGCGCCAGTCGCCAACTGGAACTTACGAACCTGATCCGTCAAGTTCTCAAAGTTGGTGACCCCATCTTTCAGGGTCTTCAATCCGCTGAGAAGCAAGATCGCCGGGCCGACCGTGCTGGCTATGCCGGCGAACGCCTCACCGGCACTCGCACCGCTGATCCCCAGTTTGGCGAGCAGCGGATCGGCACCACCGGCAGCGGTCCCCAAACCTTGCGTGGCAGCGGCAGCGTTCGCCTCCGACACCGCCAACTGATCCGACGCCGCCCTGGACGCCAACTTCGACACTTTCGCCTTATCGGTGGCATCCGACAGCGCCAACGCCTCGGCACTCCCCGCCCCACCACCGCCCGACTGCTTGGCGTTCTCCAATGCCAAAGCGGCTGCCGACTTCGCCGCCTGATCCGTGACCGCCGCTTGCTTGGCGATGGCGACAGCCGCCTTATCGGCCGCGACCGCCTCAGTCTCAAACGATTTGGCGACCTTCGTGACATCGGACACCACTTGGGCGACACCAGGGACACCGATGAGAACGGACAGGCGTTGAACTATGTCCACGGGTCCACCTGACGGACACTGAAGCCGCCACAATCCTCGCAGACCGTCACGTCATGTGCTGAGTGGACTGTGAGGCCCGACACGACACACAGTCGCTGACACGCCGCAGACGGGACGGCGCAGCGGGGGCACCACAACCCGTGGACGGGCGCGCCGAAACGCACCAGTTCCAAGACTGGCATCACGAACCGCCACACTTCGGAACCCTGCTCACTCAAGGGAACCCAACCGCTAGGAATCACTCAGACGGCTCCCTACTCTTGTGCTTCAAGAAGAAGTTGCAGGTCCCGAAGGCTCTGCTTCCGAGTGATACTCGGAGGCCAGTTGTACGGGGGTCGGGCGAACGCTATGACGTAGGGGTCCCAGGTTCGCCCACCGGAGAAGGGATGCCGTCCTCATACATGTCCGGCATGTCATCCTCTTCCAAGGTCCACATCTTCTCGACCTCGGTGAGAGTGATCTTGGCGACCAGCGCCTTCGCCACCTCGTCCTTGTGGTCACGCATGAGGAAGCAGGTCATGTAGGCGACCTTGTGACCCATGTTCGCCAACGGGTTCAGGAAAACGTAGGCGACGTTGGTGGCGGCCTCAACGGCCTCGACCTCCTTTAGGGTCATGTCACCCAGCCGGTACTTCTTCCCCTCGTAGGTGAAAACGCCGCGCATTTACTTGACCTGCGTGATGGTTCCGGCAGCGGTGATCGTGCCAGAGATGGCCCCGGCCTCGGTGACGCCACCGGACTGCGACTGCGAGAAGAACGCCAGACCGTAGAAGTACGGCTTCGGCAGTTTCGCATACAGGTAGAACCCGCGTGCGACACCATCGGATGCTGCCGCGTACAGGTCTGCCGCGGTGTCGTCCATGAACCCGGTGTAGGTGCCCTTGGCGTCCGGGAGGCCGACCACGTACGTCTTGTTGACATCGCCAAGGGCGGTCACGTCAACGATGTCGGTGGTACGGTCCAGACTCCATTTGGAGATGTTGACCACCGGAACGGGTGCTGAACCCAAACCGGGGACATCGACGTAGATCGACCCAAACCTACCGTGAAAACGGGGCATGTACCCATTCCTTCCGTGAAATGTTTACACCGATCCGTGAGGATCACGGGCGGTCTTATGCTACTACCTCGATTCCCGAGAATCAGGGACGCAAGGGATTCAGCGCACCCAGCATTTGCAGGAGTGCTTGAGCGTTGGCCTCAAAGGTCCGGTCGATGACCGCCTCACGGGCCTTGTCGGCCAGCGCCGAGCGGGCGTCCGGTCGCGCCAGGTACCAGCGCAGTTTGTCCTCGAACTCGGCGGGACCGTCGAACCGGGGGAGCATCCAGAGAACCGTGTCGCCTTCGCCCCTCGACTCCCGCAGAAAGAACAGGCCCGTTGCCGACATCTCGACTTCACGCGGGCCCATCGACCATCCTTCCGACAACCCGTCCCGTTCCCCTTCGCGGCGGTACAGGTTGGCCCCCACTTTCGCTGAGCGGTACGCGTCCACCGTCTCCCGGTTGTCCATGCATGCCTCCAGCGCGTGACCGACGAACGGGTGCAGGCAGGAGCCGGGGGTCAACGTCTGCCACATGCCGCCCAGCGCCACGTCGATGCCTGACCAGTCGACGGCCTCGAGGAACGTGACCCGACTCGGGAACCCGGTGCCGACGAAACAGAAATCGGATGCCATGCTCGCCACCGCGGGGCCGGGTGTGTGCAACGTGGGGCGGTAGGCATGCGGCATGTAGACGGACGGGCCGACCGCCTTGAACGTGTCGAGATGGGTGGGGTCGTTGAGCAGGTTCAGGTCGGCGTGGGCAGCTCGCACCAGTTCCCGGTCCATCTCATACGGTTCCTCGGTGTGGACGAGAACCACTTTGATCCCCCGTGCCCGAACGAGGTCGAGCAGGTCGAGGGGAATGTAGAAGCAGGACACGACCATGAGCACATCCGGCCACATCTCGAAGCAGGCGGCTTCGATCCCTTTGGCGGCCAGGCGGATGGCGCCCATCTCATCCAGCATTTCCACGAACTCGCCGCCTTTGGACATTCGGCCGGCGGATGCGTAGAAGGCCATGCGGTCGTCAAGGTTGAAGGACGCGACTTCGACGCCAAGGGTTCGGAAGGCTTCCCGCCACCCGTTGTAAACGTCGGCCACCGAGAAGGCAGCACCAGGGTGGACTATGAGGATCCGCAAGGATCAGGCAGACACCGGACGGAATGGTCTGATCTCGCGCTTGACCCACTCGACACTGAGATCGCCTGTCTCAACCACGCAGCATGGGGCAGCGTTCAGAACCCCTGGATGGTTGCACAGATGCCTAGAACCATTCCTGACTCCCCACACCCACGCCTTTCCAGCGTCCAAGTCAACAGCGAAACAGTGGGTTAGTTCGACACCATCCTTGAGAACGGCGACCCTGCGGTAAAAGGGGAAATCAATCGTGGGTCCACAAACAGCCGACTTGGTGTTGTGAAAACCCGGTCGATGACCACTGATAGGTGGCTCCAATGTCGGGTCACACAATCGACAGGCGCATCTATGACCACGACCAGCGCCGTTCACCAGGTAGACCTTGATCTCGTCGTCAAAGGCAGTTACTTCGGCAACCCGATCCCAATCGGTGGGGTCACAATCACAGCAACTGCAATCTTCGACGTGGCCTTCAGTCTGCTCAGACATGGACCGACTCCGATTTGCGTTTGACGGTGAAGACTCCGGCGTCGAGGTATGAGCACACGCCGACATTCGATCGCTGGTCACCGTTCTCGTCTATCGTCGGCTCTTGGCGGCAACAGATGTGTCTCGGGTCGCCATGATAGCGCCAAGCAATCCCCGCCTTCGTGTCCACCTCATATACCAAGGAGACAGGAACGCCGTCCTTGAGGACCGTGTGGCCGTGATCCCCGAAACGGGCGCCGTAGTGGAACTCGTTGCGGCGGGTGTCACCTGGGGGCAGCACCAGCGCCGGGGTGCAGAGTCGGCAGGCGCAAAAATGGGCGGTCACAGGAACTGCTTCACGAACTGGTTGCCGATGGACTCGTTCATAATCGCCTCCATTTTCGGGGTCGCCGCCAGCAGCGCCTTCTCCCACATGAACTTACCTGTCGTCCCCGGATGCTTCACAGCCTCAGCGAACGCCAGCCCGCTGCTACTGCGTCGGTGCGTGGCGCTTGTGTTGGCCGTGTCAGGGAACACCAGGAACGCCGCGTTCTTCGGGACGATCTCATGGCCCTTCGTGTCGTGGTCGAGCAGGTGCGCCTTGCGGGACACCATTTTCACTTCCGCCCCGATCGGCAGTAGCAGGAGGGTCTTGGTTTTGACGATCCGTTTCCCCGCGTACTTGCCGGACGACACCGACACCGCCACTTCCATCAGCGCCGCCGCTTTCACGACACCCTGCTGCGCCGCCTTCGGGAGCCCGTCCGCCGCCGCTTTCAGTTTCCGGGCCACGTCGTACCCGGTGACAGCAAGACTCATCCCACCAACATCCGGCCGTAGAAGGTCACCGACCCGTACGACACCGTTCCGTAGTCGATCATCGACACCGGTTCCGCCCGGTCGACTTGTGTTTGCAGGTCACTGGCCTCCACGGCATCCGATATCGACTCGGCGTTCCCTGTGGACAGGTACAGGTCGAGAGCGTTCTGCATGGACGGCCAATCCGACATTTGGACGAGAATCTGGATCGTGAAATTCACTTCCGCCGACCCGAGGGTGAGCGTGTCCTGGTAGTTGATGGTGCCGATGCGGACAATGGCGCACGGCACGATCGGTTTCGCCGGCACCGTCCCGAAGGCGGTCAGACCGACGATGTTCTCCAACCGTTCCTGCAACTCCTGTCGGAGCGCGGTGACATCCACGTCAACCGACCAGGATCGACATGTACATGTAGGGGGTCAGGAGAAGCATGGCGTCACTGTCCTCACCGCGTGACAACTTCACGGCACCGAACTCCCCGAACCCGGCGATACCTTGCACCGAGTCTTTGCGGTGGAAGATGCGTGCCGCTTTCAGTTTGGTGGCGGTTATCACATCCTCGGGGATCTCCGGCCACCCCCACAGTGCGGTCACCTGCACCCGGTTCAGGTGGGTGAGCCAGGTGTTCACCAACCACGGGAAGGTCTTGGTCCCCACCGCCCGCAGTTTCGTCCACGGCCTCGGCTCCGCATACGCGTAGGGGGCGTTGACAGGGAGCGGCTGGAAATCGGTTGTGGACCACACCGTTTCGTAGGTTCCGTCACCGGACGTGTCGCACGCCACCGTCAGGCCGGTGAGGCTCCCGATGTCACCACCCGGTCCGTCGCACCACAGGTCGAGCATGAGTAGGTCGTAGGGCTGGAATGTACGGGCCGTGAGCACCGTGTCCAACCAGAACCGACGTTGACAGTAGTTGTCCACGGAACGGGACGCGGCGGCGATGGCGGCCGTGACCTTGGCGTCGTTGTCAGTGTTGTCGGCGGGGATCCCCAACCAGGCTTTCATGGTGTTCAGGTCCGTGTAAGTGGTGACGGGACTTGGCATCTACTGGATCACCACCTTAGGGTTCGGGAGGGCATGACTATTATCATCACAACAAGATGATCCTACGTCAGGCATCATGGTAACATGCAGTATGATTACCGTACTGCCTTACGCATCAGCAAGGCCACTTTCCTGCATCACCACGGGATGCCCACACCCCGTGGTGTATCGAGGACTATGTTCCATTCACTACAGGTTCTGGTACAGACACACTTCCAAGGAAGACCGTCAATCGACACGTCCCTCACCCCAAGAACGGTTCCTATCTAAGGTAGCACCACCTGATGAAAGGGGTTGCCGACTCTGGACTGGAGGAACATACCCCAAACAACCTAGCCATCATGGCTATTCAGGTGGATATGGGATGTTCGGTTATCGCGAGAATGGCAAAAAAATCACGATACAGTCACACATTTGGGCATGGAGATCCCAGATGGGACCGATCCAATCTGGGCATATTGTGTGCCACACATGCGACACGCCGCCTTGCGTGGCATTGGAACATCTCTATCTCGGCACGCCACAGTCCAACATGGACGACAAGGTGAACCGTGGACGGCTCGTTTCCTCGCCAGGCGAGGCAAATGGTCAGGCCAAACTTACTAATCTTCAGGTGCTAGCAATCAGAGATTCCTACGCCGAGACCAACCCGCCAATGTCAAAGTCGGCCATAGCCCAACAGTATGGAGTCTCGGCTAGTCTTATAGGACAGATCTTACGGCGTCAGATCTGGAAAACCATCTAACTATCATGCGTGCCACGAACCATTGCCCCAAGATCCGAATCGACAGGTCACGGATATAGTTCCAGTATCTACAAACCGAGCGCCCTTGTCCAGTAGGTAATTCCACTGAGCCCAGTCATTCCAATGACGCCCGTTCTGGGGTCCTACCCATCGATCACACACCGATGATCGAGCAATAACGCAGGATGGTGAACTAATCCAGTTAGTCCTACGGAGATCCTCAAAATCAGAATGAAAGGGCTCCATGCTTTCTCGGGGGCGTCCCTCAAGAGTGAACCTTGCCACGATCACATCGTGATCGTCCATAAACTTCTCGGCAAGAGCGAGATGTTCGGGATGCATTAGATCATCGTCGTGAAGAAAACTATACCATTCGCAATCCGTAGAACGTTGCAATCGCTCCATATTGCGGCACTCACCCAACCGCCGAGGGTCGATGCCGATCACGATGTCGTCCGGTTGACGGGTTTGCGCGTGGACGCTGGCGAGACATTCGGTGAGAAGATGCGCCCGCTCGGGCAGCGAAACGATCAGCGCCGCTATCGTCGGCACGGGTCCAGCACGACCTGTTGGCTCACGTACTCTTTCCACCACACCTCGAGGTCGGCGTCGGTCAACGCCCCGAGGTCACGCCAATGCTTGCCTTCCGTCAAGGCGAGGTTGGTGGCGTCGTAGGCAGCTTTCCCGATCCGCACCTTGTGTGCCAGATGGGCGAACGAGCGGTACTGGAACTCTTTGATGTGGAGGTCACCGATCAGGCCGCGGTCGGCACCGGAATGGTCCACCTGATGGTTCCCCTGCCAGACACGGACACCCGGCTCATACCGGAACGCCACTTTCATGCACCGCTTCCGGTCGGGGAGCCGGTGGACGATGCGTCGGGTCGGGTCCGGGTCGTCACCGTCGATGTCCGGTTGCGGAACCATCTCAAACGTGGGGGCACGAAGGACAGGCACCGGAGCCTCGTTCAGCACGTCGGCTATCGTTCCGCCCTCCGTGGCGTACCACCATTCGTCGGCGTCGAACGGGACCACCCAGTCCGCCCCGAAATCTTCGCCCGCCATCTCCGTTAGGCGTGTCATCTTGGCCGACTGGTAAAACGCGGGGTCGTTGTCGTCCACGACGGTCAACGGGAACTCGGTCGTCAGGGAGTCGAGGATCGAACGGGTGCCATCCGAGGACATGTTGTCGGCCACGATGATCCGGGTCATGCCCTCAGCGAACATGTGACGCAGGATCAGCTCCGCGATATCAGCTTCATCTTTGAACATGGCTACCCCGACGAGGTTCACTGGACGCGTTGCAGCACACGAATGGTGTGGCAACCCTCAATCTCATCGAACCGTGACGATGCGGCGGCCTCATCGACCACTTGGGCGATCGCAGGGATAGTGGTGTCATGGAAGGCCGCCAATCCGCCGATGGTCAGCCGTGAAAGCCAAGTGTTCGAGTCGAGTTTGCAACCGGCGTAGTCGTGGGCGGCGTCGATGAACACGAACCCGACCGGCAGCGCCCACAACGGCCCGATCGTAGCCGTGGCGGCCACCACCGGGATGATGGTGTTGGTCAGACAGGCAGCGCGGATGGTTCGACGGAAGGCGAGCAGCGTGTCGTGCGCCCCGTCACCGTCCACCATTTCCGGGTCATGGCAGTCACGATCCGGTGCCATCTCAGGGGAGCCTTGATGGTGGTCGACGGCGAACAGCACGGTGCCGTTCGCCTCGGCGGAATCACCGATCCAGATGGTCGACTTCCCGCAGTACGACCCAACCTCCAGGTATGGACCGGAGCAACGTAGGGCGAGGGAACGAAGGAACGGTCCTTCGTCGGGAAACAACCATCCCTTTGTCTGGTCGGCCAACCTGGCTCGGTCGTCGCTGATGGCTTCCACCGCTCAGCCGGCCCAAGCCCTCGCGGAACGGTACAGGTGTGATCGGTGAGCTGGGTTGCCGACCATCGTTTCGCCGGCTGGCACGTCACGGATCACCACGGCACCAGCACCGATGACGGCCCCTTTGCCGATCGTGATGCCACCGTGGATCACCACCGCACCTGCCCCGATGAACACGTCGTCCTCTACGGTCACTTCGCCCCCGAGGACGACACCGGGGCAGATGTTCACGAACTCACCGACACGGCAACCGTGGCTCACGGTGGCGTTCGGCCCGACATGGCTGTGACGCCCCAGAACGGCCGAGGGGGACACGTAGGCACCGGGGAACACGACAACGCCTGACGCGGCCTCCTGTACGGCTCTGGCGGCAATCTGGCGTCGTGTCTTCGGCCACGCGGCCCCGATCACGAAGTCGGCTCCGGCGTACACGTTCACGGCGTAGGTGGATAGCTCCGGGTTGTCGTCGCAGAGCACAGCGTCAGGGTAGAGAGCCGCCAGTTCCTGCCCGTGGGCGCCAGCACCGAGGATCGCCCGAACCTTCCCAGCGTATTGCATTGTCAATCGGACCATACAAGGTAATTAGGTGACACACCATGAACATCCCGACACACATCAAGATAGGACTGCCACCGTTCTGATTCGGCTAAAACTTCGGCCAACAGAACCCGCGATTCCTCGGTCAGACGCTCACGCCTTGTGACGGGTGCTGGAACTTGCTCGGTTAACCCGCATGACCCACAGGTCAGATCAACAAAGGGACGGACGATTGTCGAACAAAACGGCACCCCCACCTTGGTTGGTCTAGGTGCTGCGACGATGCATATAACGTCTACACGATCAACGGCCTTGTTAGCACAAGAGCAAGAGGTGTCCAGACTGTCCCACGCCTCCTGATCCTCTGGGCACCTCTTGCTGGGAGGAAACACGCTAGAGCAGTTCCCCGATACCGAGCGCGATCAGGCCGACGAACACGGCCACCGTGAAGTCGTGGCCGTTCGGGTGCGACCCGATGCCAATGATGAGCACGAACACCGCTGCCACGATGGCAACCACGGCGCAGATTCGCTTGAGGGTCAACTGGTTCACGACATCCCTCCTTGGATTTCGGCTAGATGCTGCTGTGCTTGGGCGAGTTGCCGCTGAGCACTTTCTACTGCGCCGACCGCTGCCAGCCACGCCTTCACTGCTTCACGTTGGGGGTCGGAACCTTCGCACACGGCCGTACCTCCTCTCCCCATGAGCACCGACCCACGGCGTTGACGCCATGATGGCGAGAGTCGGTGTCCCACATGGAACAGACCTTGCACATTCTCAGGCCCATCCCGTTGTCAACGAAGTCGTGCGCTCGCACCATCTCGACCACCCGCCGCCGCTCCTGGTCCTTGTTGTTGAGCAAACAGGCTCCGCAGAGCAGGTCCATCCCGACAAGTTCAGGTTCAAGGCAGGAGCAAAACTGTCCGAGGTCGGCCTGCGCTCGGGCACGGAAGGCGATCCCGAGGATCGGTCCTACCTGGCAGGGCGTGGCGTCCAGTGCCTCGCGTGCCTTAACAAGCAATGGATGAGTCACCGTTTCCGTCCTTGTCCTCGCACCGCGTTGTCGTGAATCCACCGCCATGCCATCCACAACGGGAAGGCAACACCCAGCAGCACCATGACAGCGATCACCGTCCAGAACAGGACGTGCACTGTCATAACCGCCACCCTTGTCCTCGTACCGCTCCGATGTGTCGGCACCGCGGCGGATCGTCACGGGCACCATAGAAGGCGAACTGGAGGCCAGCGTCAAGACACTGGCGGGTCATCCCCTGCTCGTTCGTGTCCGGGTAACTCATCTCCAACACCCGCCGAGGGATCAGACAAGGGTTACATGACCATCCCCAGTCCCGTATCGCACCGTGGCGAAGAAACGTGCAGCCAGGACCGAACGATTCCTCGGTGTAAAGGAACGGGTCAAGGTGGACGATGCCACCCGCCGCGATCTCCAACGGGGAGAACGGCTCCCGCAGAAGCACCACTTGTGCGAGCGTCTGGTCCCAGTCAAGGATCGCAGCCAACATGGACAGGTCCACGTCGGCAAGGAAAACGAAGTCTTCCTCAACGGCCAGCAAATAGTCGACTTCGGCCGTCAGTGCCCAGTCCCATGCCGCTTGTACCGCTCCCGCCATACCGAGAGTGTGGTCCCGGTCGTCAATGACCACCGACTCGTTGATCGGTCGTAGATGGGCGTTCAACGAATCCTCGCATTGCGGCAGGTACAGGTCACCGCGATCCGAGATGTAGGCGAGGCCGATCACGGCTTGACGTTCCAATCCCACCGTACCCACTCGTGCTCGGTGCCAATGTCCATACGAGTCAATATGGGATCGAGCCTATGAGGTACGTCGGCCTCGGGGAGATCGGAGTCTCTGGCGCATACCTCCACGAATCCCCACCGATCCACACCGGAAAGGGAGACGATCTGCGAAGTAGACGGCATACAAAGAGCCCGCTTGAGGTCTTCCTTTGATGTCAACTCAAGCGAGTTGCCACCGAGTACCTCACAGAGAAGTTCGTCCGACACTTGGAAGAAAGCCATTCTCATCCCGTTATCTCATAACGGTCAGGTTCCCGCGACTCCGCCAGGCGCTCGCACGCCTCGCGGAAGCCATGATCCTTGTGCTTCACGACCTCCATCGCTTCTTCTGGCGTCAGGAAATACTCTCCCTTGTCGCCACAGTATTTCCGGTAATAGGAAAGCGTCACTTCGGTCAACCCACCGTGGACATTCCGAGCCACTGACATCTTCCACAACCTACGATCCGTCGCTACGATCTCGTCGTAGTGGGGTTGCGAAAAAGCCCGAGAGCCCTTCACTTCACTGTCGCCTTCCGCTGCGCCAAAATAGGAGGACGGTCTGATGCTCCTACCAGGCGCCTCTTTGCGACATAACGAGCATCAGCGACCGCTCGGCAGGCAACACAACTCCGGTATCCATTACCGGGTTGTCTATATAAATTCTCCCCGCTTAAAGCCCTCCCGCATGTAGAGCAGTGGGTTTTCCGAGCATTCCGGGCAGCCGGAGATTCGCCTCGCTCCTTGTTCACGGCCGCTGGTACGGCTTCCAAATGGGAGGGACGGACGCAACGCCGAACTCGACATAAATGGTCTATCTGCAAACCATCTGGTATCAACCCGTTGGCCCATTCATACGAAACCACATGAGCGCCGCGACGACTGTTCCCGATGGTAAAGACCCCGTATCCGTGAGAATTCCCCTTAGGAGTCCAGATCCAACAGGGACCCAAGTCGGGACGATTGACAGGAACGGGACCGTCCTTACTGATCTTAGCCCAAAATCTTTCGGATGGTAAGGCAGAGTATCTGCATACATCGCTACAGAACCGTCGCTTGCGAGTGAGCGTTGAGCATCCTTCTCGTTCGCATTGGTGGACAGGGTTCTTGTATACACGTCCTGACCATGTACCCTTTGGCATGTCGGCACCCCTCCTTGGGTGTTGACCTGGCCGGGGGCGGTTACAGCCGTGCCCCGGCCCTTGACTCCTACATCTTAGTCGGTACATACGGCGGCCGATGACAACAAGGGTAACTTGTCGCGGTTCTGGTGCATCCAAAGCGATTCCACATCCAGCCCCCACTTGGCCGCAAAACGCGCCTCGTCACCCCACGCCAGCGCCGTTCTTTCGGCACTCTCGACGGTAGACTTCATGGGTTCAAGATGGCGAACAGCCGTGTTCACGCAGACTGTGAACCTTCCCGCCTCTCGGGTCTGTCGTTCAAGATCGCTATCGCTATAGAACCAAGCGAACTGCGGATCGAACCGGAGCCGGTCACTGACCTCACCGCGCACCATGAAGGCGAACCCGCTCATCGTCTGACCCGCCATCGAATCGGACTGGGTGCGGGCGAACCCCTCAGGGGGAAGTTCCATCTCCCGGTGGTTAGGGTAACTGATCCAATGATCGTCGGACACCCGTAGCGCTGCCTCAAGGCGCGCCGCGAAATCGGATGGTATTTCGGTGTCGTCGTTCAGGACAAGCAGGTTGAAAAGGGGTGCGCCTTCCGTGTCGGCCGCTTCCCATGCCAACTGCCAACCTCGTTCCCACATCGAGGTCAGGGACCAACCGTGACAGTCAACGATCTGGTGTTCCACGTTCGGGGGGTGCGGCAGGTTCTCGTACCCGTTGTCCATGATGAAAACGGTTGTGCATTGGTCGGCAAGTTGCGCCACCAGTGTCGCCAGCATCTCCGGCCGGTCCTTGGAGGCGATCACCGCGTAGGTGGGAAGCGCCGGTCGGCACGCCTCCTGCAACGACTCCGACTCCGCAATGAACCGGCCCTCATCGGCGGTGAAACTTTTGACGTGTCCCAACCGGACCCCGGTGTGAACATGGACAGCAAACCCGAGAGCCTGTGCCCTCAAGCAGAAGCTCAGATCTTCCGAATATTCGTCGCCGGTTTCCTGTATCGCCTGCCCGTCATCCCCGATCTCATAGAACTTGGTTTCATCGAACCACGGCCTTGGCGGCGGGAACCTCAACCGGCCCTCAGGGGTCCGGGCGTCCCGCATCGCCTCAAGCACGGTGCGGTGCACCAGCAGGCAGGCGGCACCGGTACCGGACACTGGGATCAGCGTGTCCGCGGGGTACTGGGTGAGTCGCCGCAACCGTTGAACACCGGGCACGAACGCATACAGCGTCGGCCAGATCGTCCGCGACTGGTCGTTCATCACAGCGAAACACAGGCCACCGACAATCGGCCGGTCCACCGGGTGCGCCGCCTCCACCAACCGTTCCACCAGGTCAGGGTCGAACACCATATCCGTGTCGATTTGCAGCAACCAGTCGGCGTCCGACTCTTTCAGGAACATGTCAACCAGCCGGTTCCGGTTTCGTGCAATCGTGGCACCCCCCTCCATGTCAAGGGAGCCGCCACCGTTCACGATCCTCTGCTTCCCACCCAGTTTCCTGCCATCCGGTCCCCGTCGCCCCACCGCGTCATATTGGAACAGGAACAGCATGGAGCGCATAAACTTGGCTTTCACGTCCTCGGGGTGAGGCCAGCCAATAATGACTTTCTCCTGATCCCTCGGCTTGATACGACTGGCGGGGATGAGCAGTTCCCGACCCTCCGGTTCCGAATGGGGACCGAGGATGACGGGACCAGAATGGGGACCGAGGATGACGGGACCACCCTGTACTCGCTTCGGTGTCACGCGGCCGTTGTGAGGTTTGGTCACGTTTGCTTCCCCAACAGATCGATTTGATGAGCCGACTCACAGTGACGGAGCCACTTCGTCGGGTCGCCCGGATAAAAGGCACGACCGCAACAAAGGGCGAAGGGGAACCGCTCCTCGTTCTGCGGCTTCGTCACTTCGGGATGTCCCATTCATTCCAACAGTCACGACACCCGAGCACGTAGAACTCATGGTCCATTCCGAAGTCTCCCGCCTCGCCTTGACCGATGCTATAGGTATCAGTGCCTTCGCACTTCGGGCAGGGTTGACCGTTGGGGAAGGTCACGGCTTCACTTCAAGCGCATCCGCAAGACGGTCGCCCGCTTCACCCAGTCCGTACTCCTGAGAACCCACGCTGTCTAGGACGGACTCGATGTCGGCACGGAGCACCAGTACGTACTTGGCGGCTTCGCTTTGAGCGCAATTCTTGTGTCCCCGCCAAGACTTGCCGACGAACTGGGACCATGAGCACCCGTCGCCTATAGGTCGCTTGCACACCCCACAAAGGTCGCCCGCCACACACTCGCGGTGACCGACGACGGATGGGTCGTGGAAGGAAGGAGTCAAGGCGATGTACGGGACATCAGCACCGCAGACATCGCAGGGAACGGGCGGGAAGGAGTCGGCCGTGGTCATGCCGATGCCTCCGCTACATCCTTGACGAACCACTTATCGTGACCCGTCGCGTTGCGGTGTTCAGAGGCCCAACGTCCCCGTTCCTCGGCACTGCCGAACGGTATCGGATCTTCGCCGTAGCACTCTCGGCACAACAGCAGGAAGAAGGTCACGCGTACCACTTCGGCATCTCACGCCAGATGGCGACACCCGCACCGAACCCGAGAGCCTCCAACTGGTTCGCCATGACCTGATCGGCAACCTTGTGGGTGTCTTCCCCATCGCCATACGTCTGCTCAGCGACTCGCATCGCCAGCGCAAAATCTGGCGCGCTCAGCGCCACCTCTGAAACTACGACCTCTTCACGGCGCCCGTCTAGGCGGTTTTCGCCTATGAACCATGTTCCTGGGACGCTTCCCGTTCCGTCCGTCACGCTGACGCCATCCCATGCGCCCGGAGATAGTCAGGATTCGTCAACCAGGGTGGCGGGTTGTCGTGACGATGCTCGTGGTACCACATTTCATCCCTCGACACTGGATACCCGTGGGCGATCTTCGCCGCCACAGACCATGAGCGAGGGTCATCGTTTCCGTGCCGTCGCGGCCCGTAGATGTTGGCGAAGGAACAGTCACGGCAGTACCAACCGAACCCTCCGGGACCAGTGTTGGACCATCCTGACGGAGACTCGCACCACGGCGGCATCTCGTCGGCCGTAAAGTCTCTCACGGTCCCGTCTGCGTTCAACGGCATCCCATCAACCTCCCGAATAGGTTCTACACCGAGTATAGCCACCGAACGGTTGATCCTGCGGGAGCGTCCCGGTCCAGCAGTTAACCGAAGCATATGGAAATGCATGGCCGAGCAGGACAGGGCAGGAGATTCGGGCTCCCACCCCATCCCGCCGGCATCGTCCCCCGACGGGGGGAAGGGGACGAGAACTTACGAGGCCAACGCGTCCGGGTCGTACAAGGCGAGCAGATCCTTCGCCCATGCCACCTTGTCTGCCACCCGCTGCCCGCTCGGCTGCGACTTCGACCACAGTTCCAGATTGCCGCTACGGAAGTTGACCAGCGGCCCGTCCGTCGTGTTGTCTGACTTGACCCCGTTGACATGGTGGACGTTCTCGCCCTTGACCAACCGCCGCCCGATCAATTGCTCCATCACGAATCGGTGTTCATCAAGGGTGCGCCCATCAACTCGGATGCGGATGTAACCATTCGGCAACGGTTGACGCTCGCCGTTTCCTCGCTTCTTGCGCCGCAGAGGACCAGGATCGCCGTCCTTCAACTGGCGGGCGTAGTGCAAGCGGCACAGTCCGCGCGCCCATCGACCGGACTCACATTCTTGCACCATACAAACTTCATGCAAAGAAGTAGTGGGACCGACTTCGCCTGATCCCAACAACCTCTTGTAGTGCATGCCGCACAATCCCTGCGAGCGGGCTCGGCCATCACACCCGTCCACTTCGCATGGGACATTGGCGAGACGCCTAGATACAACACCCCGGCTGCGGGCACGATCTCGCTCCATGCGGTTCGCCCTGATCCGTTTGCAGTCCCGCTCGGGATCATCGCAAACAGTGGGGGGCCGACCTTTATGTCCTAGCAGTTGATACTGGAACACGATCCCGCATTCAAGACAGGAGATGTCAATGAAAGGCGCCGAACTTCCGCTCTTCAGCCACCGCCGATAGTGCGGTTCACACATCCCCCGAGAGCAGACAGCGGTTCCGCACCCATCGATCGAGCAAGTACTGTTCAGCATATCGGACCTCCTACATAGGTCTGGTAGAGAGCCAGGGGGTCCATCCCCTGGCTCTCCCTTATTGTACCAGATTCTACGTTGGAGCGACATGCCACATGGCGATTAACCCACCAGCGGCGTGTCTAGGTCATACTCTTAAGAGCTGAAAAGCGGAGGGCACGACGGCCCGTGCGCCAACTCTCCAGCTCCCAAACCAACCTACCTCGCCAGTTGGCCGGCGATTTGCGCCAATGACCAAGGGATTATAGGCCACGGAAAATCCGATTCGATCGACGATGTAGTACCCCGCTTTGAAGTCCCCAAGGACGAGAACGTCGTCATTGGAGGCGGTGGCGGCGCTGAGCGAGTTCTGCATCGCGGACGCCTCGTTCATCGGGTAGCCGATCAACTTGGACGGGACCGCTCCACCGAAGTCGACCCAGAACGCGGACTGCGCCTGAGAGGGGCCGGTGGCGAGCGCCCGGAGGATGTTGATGATCCCCTTGGCGGCGATCCACTGGGCGTTGGGACGGAACCGGGGACTCATGTTGGTGTCCACGGTGAACACGTCGATGGCGCCGATGGACCCGTTGGTCTGCGCCGAGGTGCGCGACGCGGTGACCAACTGGAGTTCGGTGACCACCCCGTACGGCTGGGTGGACCCAGTGCCCACGGCGAACGCTGCGCCTTCCAGCCGGTCGCGGGCGTCCGCGAACAGCATGGCGATGTCGGTTGCCAGGTTGGTGTCCTCGATCGTCTCGAACGACGCCTGCACGTACGCGTCGGCTCGGACGGGGGTGATGGACGGCTGGGTGAACGTGGGGGACGCATCGGTCGCCTCGGCGGCCTCAGAAGTCCATTCCGCCGTGACGCCGGCAGAGGTGACACCCTTCCACGTCTGTGTCGTAATTGTCTTAACAGTGGAGATGGACCGGATCGGATTGACAATTCCGGCATTGGTCATGAGGAGCGTGGGGTCGAGGAACGGCGGCACGATGGCCTGACCCGCGGAGATGGAACCCTCGTTGACGGCACGGTCGCGAGCCTCGGTGAAGTACCGGGCGTCGTCGCGGTCCACCATGTGCAAACCTTCGGGGCCTTGACGGAGGAACGCGGTGAACGCCCGCACGTACATGGGGTTGCCGTAGGTGAGGATGTGGTCGGCCACCTGGCGGTCACGGCGGGAGTTGTCGGCGTTGTCGATCAGCTTCTGCGCCGACTTCTTCCACTCCGGTTCCGCGCTGCGCCACGAGTCGATGGCGAACGAGGCCCGGTCCCGGTAGGACGCGCCGTCCTTCGGGTTCAACGGGTTCATGTTCGCCCGGTCGTAGATGTCGTCGGTCCCGGTGTTGCCGATGTTGAACGCGGCGCGGGCTTGGCCACTACCTGCGGCCCCGTCACCGGTCACGGCGACAGCCGAGGTGGCGAGGTTGGAGGAACGGATCTCGTTGAGGCGAAGGGCGCGGGCCTGAAGGGGTGCGGCCTCGTCCTCGAGGGTCTGGTGTTCGGCGGTGATGGTGTCGAACTCGGCGGTCCCGGCGTCCCATGCGGAACGCTGCGATTCGTCGAGGTCGCCGTCGACGGCACCGAGGGTCGCCATCTCCGACTGGAGGGCGGCGTGTCGGGTGCGGATCTCGGTCTGGCGGGCACGGATCTCTGCGAGTCGTGCGCCACCGGAAGGGGTGTCGGGCATGGGTCAGTTCCTTTCGGGAGTGAGGGTCGAGGTCGCCAGTTGCATGGCACGCACGCGGCGCTGGCGTTGCTCTTGTGTCGGTCCCGACAGGTGGCCCGTGTTGGCCGGCGTGTCGTTTGCCGCAGGGGTGCCCGTGGGGGCGGCGCCTGCGTCTGTTTGCTGTCCTACGATACCACCATTGTCACCGGAAGCGTTGGAATCCCCTTCGGTGTCGGATCGTGCGGTGGTGTTGAGGGTCAGTGGGGATCCGAGGATGCGGATCAGTTCCCGGCGGTCGTCGTCCCCGAGGCCGTGGATCGTGTCCACCAGTTCCTCCACGACAGGCATCCCGGAGCGCACCCCGACGATGGCCGCTTCATGGTTCACAGCGATGGGTGTCGGGCCGAAGTCGAACAGTTTCGCCTCGGAACGCACGATGCTGTCCATTCCGTTGTAGCCGCCGCGGGTGCGCTGCGAGCGTCCGGGCATGAACTGAGCCCGGAACGACTGGGTTCGCATTTCACCGCTACGAATCGACTCCAAAATCTCGTCGGCCAGCGGATTCTTGTTGTACCGGGTGACCGTGAGCAGTCCCTTGTTGTCGGGGCGAATCTCCAGGGGGAGTCCGAGTGGCATGGAGAACCGCTCGGATGGCGTCCCGTAGAGAGTCTTGCCGTGGTTGTAGAGGCAAACGACCTGCGCCATCCGCTCAGCGAGTGTCTTGTCGAAACATGACCTCTGGATGGTTTCCATGTAATGACCATCCATGTCCTGTACCTCATACGGGGCATCGAAGATCGCCGCGTAGGCGACCACCGTGCGACCGTCGCCACCGGAGCGGATGGAGATGTCGTCCAAGAGCACCGAGCGAACCGCCATGTTGGCTTGGTCGATGACCTCAGAGCGCATCTCGCCATCCTTCATGGACCCGTCCGAGTTCCAGGTGTCAGGGATCTTGTCCGACAATCCCAGTTCACCAGCTCGCTTGACGATGAACTTGCGGATGTCCTCATGGGACGCGCTCCCCCGCCCGACGGCGTGAATGGCCGACGTGAGGTCTTCGGCGTCCCCGATGGGGTAGGAGTAGGTGCCGTCGGCCTTCTTGAAGGCGTGGCCCTTCTCCCCGAGTGCCCGCAGTTCGGAAGCGGAGTACTTGTCAGCCATCATGGCCTCCTGAGATTTTGGTCAGTTCCATATCCCTGCCAAGCACCATCACCTTGCGATCAGCCCCGACGATCGCCGTCGCCTGTGCTTGGAGCCGTTCGATCTGCTCGGGGCCGACATGCACCAAACATCGAATGACGAGAACGTCATCCGGTTCGAGGTCGAGTTTCCCGACAACTACCTCAAGATGGTTCACAACCACCTCTTGTCGGGTTGTGCCAGCGGATTGGAGCGGCCATGTCGGCCAACTGCCACCTCGGCTCACCCCATACCTCCATCGTCAGGGTCGTCGGCGTCGGGTGCGCCGACAGCCGCCAGCAAGGCGTCAGACACCGTTTCGGCCGCCGTCAAAAGGGCCTGCGCCTGCCCGATGTTCCCCTCGTCCAAAGCGTCCCCGATGGCGTCGATGGCAGCGTCAACCGCCATCGCGAGGCCAGGGATCGAGTCGTCCATGTCGTCGGACTCAGGTGTGTACACCTGCGGTGCCCCGGCGTCCGGGTAGTGAACAATGAACGGTTGGCCCATGTCAGTCATTTGGTTGATCCCTTCATGCCAAGGCGAGTAGGAGAGCGAAAAGTTCGGTGTCGGTGATCGTGCCGTTTGCGTAAAGCGCCATCAGAACCAAATCCCCGTCAAGTTCAGGGATCGTGGGGGGAAGATCTTCTTCTGTCGGGACAATCGGCCGCTGTCCCGACTTGACGGGACGGGACTTGACGGGTGTGGCGACCTTGACCCGAGGGTGAGGCCAGGAAGGGGTGAAGTCCTGAGGGGCTTCCGACCATCCTTGACGGCGGCGACGTTGGGGACGGCCACCGGGCGGGGTGGTGACCCCTGGCGTCCCCTCTACCGTCCCTGTGCCGTCCAAGGACAAGTTCCCTGTACCTGAGGTCGGGACCACCAGTCCGGCGGTGCCCGTGGCGGTGAACGTGAGGGTTCCGGTACCAGAAGCGGGTACGGCGACCACGGCCAACCCGGTTCCACTGAAAGTCAGGTGACCGGACCCGGAGGCGGCCACGACGACAAGAGGACCGGCGTACCCTGCGAAGGTGAGTGCACCGGACCCGGATGCTTGGACCCGCTCCCCGATGGTGGCGGCACCGTCGAAACGGAGAGGACCGGACCCGGCCGCGGGAACTTTGACGGTGGCGCTGGCAGTGCCAGACAGGTTCAGATGGCCGGTTCCCGCTGCCGGGACGACAACAGTGGCCGTGGCCGAGCCGCCAAAGGTCAGGAACCCTATGCCGGTCGCGGCTTCCACCACAATCGCTGCGGCAGTACCAGAAAAACCCAGGGTTCCAGCACCTGACATCGGGACTATTACGAGACCATTGCCCGCATAGTCCCCCCCACCATAGGATGCGCCACCGTGAGTCAATGACTCATCCTGTATCAGTGATAGTGGAACCGAGTCCCAGGACCAACCGGATCAAGGCGTTGCATTCCTTGGTGAGAAGTTGAACTTGTGCGACCACCTGTAGGTTCGTCGGGTTACCCAACGCCAGATAGTTGGCATTCGCAACAAGCGCGGCCGTTGCTCGCTGCTGCACCGTCACCAGATTCGCAGATAAGGCACTCTGCGCCGCGGCGGCGTTCTGTTCAAGGGCCAGAATAGGGGCGAGTGCCGCTGCGACGACGACACTCGTCGTTGGTGGAATGTCAGATATGATCTCAGTGATCCCCTGCCCCGTCAGTATGACCACAGGCAACGCTGACACTAGGGAGACAAACTCGGATGGCACCGTCGGCATCCATCCGCATCCCAATTGTGTCGCCCGAACAGGTCCGTTCACGGCATCGGGGTTGATGTAAAGAGTGCGGGCCATGACGCTCCTAGTTGGGGATCAGGATGACAGAACCGTTGGAACCGTTGGAACCGTTGGCCCCAGTTGTCCCAACCTTTGCACCCCCAGAACCACCGTTAGCGTCAATAGTCTGCCCAGGGACGGCTCCACTCGCCACTGACGACGAGATGACAACGACCCAACCTCCGCCGCCCCCGCCGCCGCCGCCGGCCCCGAGCGTCGACAGGGAATATCCACCGCCGCCATCGCCGCCGCGCGCCCGTATCGCGCCAGTCCCGCTCATCGTCTTGGCGTACACCCCGACGCAACCTCCGCCGCCCCCGCCGCCGCCGCCGAAGTGCGTCCCGTCTCCACCACCGGCCCCTCCACTGCCTCCGCCTCCAAGGGCGTTCTGCGCTGCGCCAGTGTATGCCCCCAGTATGCCGATGCTGCCTGTCAGCGCCCCCGGTAGGCTGTGGAGGGAGCCTTGCGTTGCCGCAGCGGTCCCCAAGGCCCCCGCTGATCCGCCCCCGCCGCCTGCACCCGCTCCACCGCCACCGCCTGCACCTCCGACACATGGAAAGGTATTGGTGGCACTAGCACCGGCTCCCCCGGCCCCCGTGGCACCGGACCCACCGGACTGTCCACGGCCAGGGAAGGTGTTAACCGAACCACCAGCGCCAGGAACACCCGAGTTCGACCCCGAACCCCCGTTACTGGAAATGGTGCCATTGTTGGTTAGAAGACCCTGACAAAACACTCGGAACTGAGCAGTATTTATGGTCACGCTACTATTGATTGTTCCCGCTGCGAGGAAAATATCGCGTGTGAGCGTGTACACCGATGAGGATGGGGCCATTCCAAGCAGTGTGGTGGACCCGTCAAAGGTTACCGTCCCGTCCGAGCCGTCCCCGAAGATCGCAAGGCCAGCTAGTCCGAAATCTCCCGAGGTCGCCCCATGAACCCAAATGGAGGATGTATGAGCCGGAGCTGCATTCGCCCCACCATTGGTCGCCTCGAAGTTGCGAACGACTGTCGCAGTTGTGGCCGCCGCCGTAAAGGCGGTCACTTGGATGATCTCCTCGTGGACGGTATCGGGTTCGACCACGATTACCGCATAATCAGGTGCCGTAATCGTCGGGAAGGCTGGAGTCGAGGTGAATGTTGCGGTCGTACCATTCAAGGTGAGAGTGATTGGATTGACCACTCCGAAACTACTGATGTTATTGAATCGAAGCCGACTCAACTAGGACGCCGTGAACACGATGGCCCCGGACGCCACCGTGATCTGTGATGCGGCTGGGGGCACGATGGTTGAGTTGAGTGTCCCACCACGCTTGTATGTTCCGGATGAAGCCGCGGTCCACACGCCAAAATAGGTGTACGTCTGGCCACCCACCGCCGAAGCCCACAGTTGCGAAGTGTTCGACGCCTGTGACCCACCTGACGAGGCCGCAAACTGGATCGCCTGGCGGCCGTCCGTCCCCTCGGACGCCCCTGTGGTCCCCGGATCAGCGGTGTGCAAAGAGAGGTAGAAGTTCGTGGAGGTCGCCAGGATGGCGTTCTGTGCCAGGTCGGCCTGCGCTGAGGGGACATCGGGCATATCAGTTCTCCTCGGTTTCCACGGTTACCGAACCGTCCGCTTGGCGTCGAGCCGTGGTACGTCGTTTCGCTGGCTTTCGGACGGGAACCGGGGGAGTTGGCGCGGGCGGCACGTTCACATGCACGTCGGCGGGGTGAACAGCAACGGCAGCAGGGGCCACATTCACGGTCGGACCCTCCACTGTCAGCGGGTTCGTGACATTCACCTCGGCCGGTTCCACTGTCACGTTCACCTGAGCGGGTTCAACGGTCACATTCGGGGGTTGGACACTCACCTGAGCGGGTTCCACCGTTATTTGCGGTCCCTCCACCGTCAAATTGAGGGACTCGACCGTCACATTCGGCGGTTGCACGTCGATATTCGGCCCGTCGACATGAATATCGCTTCGCTCCACGACCACCGAAGGCGGATTCACCGTCACATTCGACGTTCGGGCCGCCAAAGCCACCGCTGCACCCAAAAGGGCGAGAACTTGGTCATCGCGGCGCACCGCCTCCACCTCTGAGCGTTGCGACATCTCAAACATGGCCGATTTGAACGTGTCTGCCGCTGTCGGAAGCGACAATTGTTCCGGTGCGGACGGAATAGCGGTACCCGTCGAGTCGGGACTGAGCGGCGGCACGTCCACGGTGTCCGAAAGGAGCCGGGAGTTCGTACCGGGAGTCTGAACCTGAATCGAGTAGACCCCGGTGTGCACCAGAAGCGTCAGATCGTCGGCATTTACAGCCGCAACACACGATTCCGCCGTGAACCCAGCCATGAAAAGTTCCCGAATGGCCGTCGCATGCGCCGATTGAATCGCCGCCTGGTCCTTCATGTCTTCGCGGAGGAAAGGTATGTCCCGAATGTCGTACCAGAGGCGTGCACCGCCGTGTGGCGGCGGCACTAGCACCTCAAGGGAGGCCGAAACATTGCTCCACAGGTCCGCCAGGGTGATGTCAGAGAACTGTCGACGGGCAGCGCTGTTACCCGTTATGGCAACAACCGGGCCTTGACGCATCACCCAAGTTCCGAGGCCAGTTTCAATGCACCAAACTGGGACAACCCCAGCAGGTGTCATCTTCAGGTATTTAGCGTCAAGTTTCGGCTTGCCGAGATGGAAGGGCTTGCACCGTGCATTTGTGTGGTGGTGACGGACAGCATAACCACTGAGAGTGGCAGCCAGAGCAAACGCTTCGAACGTATCCCCTTCGTTCTGAGCGAATCCCCACCGATACCAGGGACCATAGTCCGCCTTGGGTTCAACTGTGCGATTATATGCACCCAACCATCCTTCAGCCAACATTCCAGCACGAAGAAAGGCGTCTCGTTGTGCATTTCCTAGGTCAAGAACGAACTCGGTCAGTGACCGCTTATCAAGGCGAGCACGATCCCACACATCTCGCATCCATTCGGGAGGCAAACTAAACCACCACACACCATCTGGTTTCATACCCGACGTGTATTCGACACCAGCATCCGCTAGATCGCCCAGCAATTCATCAAGATGGTTCTTCTGGAAGATACGACCTCGGAACCCGACCTTCGTGCCCTTGGCCTGCGAAGTACGCCCAGTCGAAACGGACCTCTCGATTGAGCCGTCCGTCACAAGCCAGCCAATGAGCGCCGCCTCAGGGGCGGTTATGGTCGCCAGGTTCGGAGTGTCCGCCTCAGCCGCCAACAAAAGATCGTGTCCTTCACGGAACAACCGCGTCTCAAGGCGATCCCAAGTTAAGGGTCCTTGTTTTGCTGCCCATGTTGGACGCATCGACTGCACGGGTCGGTCACTACGACCGCGCCACCTACCTATCCATGAGTGGTTCTCGGTGCATCGCACCTTGAAATCCTTATTACCGAACTCGACAATGGGCGCATCAAATAAGGGGGTGATCCCAGTGATGGGTGTCCACCTACACCGTTCATCTGTAGTGTCGTAACCAAGAACGGCATCGCCGACCTTGAGGTCCCAATATTTTCGCCATCCAGTGGATGTCAAGGCTTCAGTGTCTAGCGGAACACAGAAGTTTCCAGCGTTCAAGGACGAACCTTGCAATCCTTCAGAGAGCCCGGCTACCGAAGGATGCACTCCAGCGGCGGCGGCAAGACGCACTTCACCCGCAGCGATGACTTTGGCGAAGTCCATCTGCTGCATATCTTTGCCAATGACCGTCACATCGGCGCCAGCGCCGAGATAGAGGGTCTGATAGGCGTTCGCTAGCCCTTGGTGCTGCTCGTCCATTTTCTCTTTGAACGCATTGAACTGGTTTATGTCCGTCGTCTGGAGTTTCACGGCGAGGTTCGGTGAGGCGCTGTTCTCCCAAAACTTCAACTTATGGGTCTGCGCAGCTTGATCCGCCTGAATCTCCCGAACAACCGGAGTCAACCAGGACATTCCCCGATAATTCGCCAACGGATCAGGGATAGGGGCGAAATGGGTGACCTCATCAGCCAGGAAGGCGACGGGCTTCACCCCTGAATTCTTTCCACCTTGGTAGTAAAGGTAGCCGACCTTCTCCAAACCAACGGTTCCAGTATGCCCCGAGGTGTCGGTGTAACGACGGTCTGCAAGAAGAATGTCCACCCAGTCGGGCCGCATGACCACGATTTGACCGTCGATGAGCGTAATATAGGCGTTACCGGCGAAATCGGCGTGCAGGAGCATGATCGCCAACAAATCACCCGTCACGCCACCAGGCCACGGGCGCTCCAGAACCTCAAGGGACTGGGAAGCGAACAGCGTGGAGGGTCGGCCTTTGCTGAACGATTGGAACTGGAATCGAGCCTGCTTGAAAACCCGAATCCGAGTCATCGCCAAGGAGAAAATGATGCTGTTCGCTGAAAGGCCACCAAGAATGTAGCCCTCAAAGGAATTGGAGATGGATTCAGCCTTGCTTCCTGGCATCGTTGTCGAAACCGGAACCGTATAGGTCTGGCCACCCGTCGAATACGTGAGCCAGTTTCCCAGCCCGAATGGATTCAGACCATTCCCCGCGTCGTAAAACGCCTCAGCGAGACTCGTCCGTTGCGACCTGGCCGGAACAAGCGCGTCGAGTAGCCTCACTTAGCCTTCCCATCCGGCTTCGCCTGAAAATACAGGCCGAGGTAGGCGGCACCGATGGTTTCGACCCCGAGCATAATCAGACCGGCAGCGGGAAGGAGCCATCCGACACCTGCGGCGACCATCAGGGCGCCGACCACGGCGAGAACCACGAACCATGTCATCGGAACACCTCGATCTTCGCTAAGTACGGCATGGTTAGAAGGCGTTGCCCCATGCCACCATGATGTCGTTGTTCTTCGGGGTAGCCGTCGGCATTGTCATGGCCGCCTGCAACGCCAGAACGGCACCGATGCCAGCGTCGATCTTGCGGCCGTCAGGCGGTTTCGTGAACACGTACAACGTGCGACCGTCATCAGCCTTCTCACGGGACTTCGGCACCGCTTTCACCATCGCCAAAATATGCGACGTCAGTTCGGCGTCCGCACCGTGTGACAGTGACCCTTCGATCACACCAGTCTCAAACCGGTCGCAGGCGGGGGACATCCGACGGGCCTGGTTGGTGTCGAAGAACACCACCACCCCGTCCTCCTTCGGTTTCCCGGCGTTCCACCGTTCCATCCACCGCTCAATCTCCGTCTGCCACTTCGGGGGGTCACAGAACATGCGGCCCACGTCGTAGCGGTCGAACATTTCCTCCACCGCCCGTTCCACCTCGAGCCGGGGGACACGCCAGTCACCGGGGGCGTTCACGGGGCGACTCCAAATCTGGATGGGAAACAGGAACCCGTCGGCGGTGCAACCGATCAGTACCGTGCAGTCCCGGTTGATGGACCCGTCGAACCCGACCCCGATCCGCTCCTTAGCTCCCACCGTGCGTGTCGGGTCACCGAGAACGGCCCATAGGTCCGGGTCGATCGCCTTCGCCTCACCTTTGCGGTTCCAGTTGAAGAAGAACCGTTCCGAGTCAGGCCACGGGTTGTCAGGGTCGCGGACATCGGCCACGATCCGGTTCAGGTCAACCCACCAGCACCCCTTGTAGGGGACACTGAGCGCCGCCTTCAAGATGTGGTCGGGGGCATCCAGGTCGACGGTGATGCCGTCAATGAGTGCAGGAGCCTCCACTGCGTCATAGAAGATGCCCGTGGTCCCCGAGGTGATCGCCTTATGGGTGCCCTCGGCTACCGAGTCCTCGCCGGGAACGAACCCGTTGGTCGTCTCGTAGCATCGGCCGTCCATCTTCGACGTGTTCCGCCGGATCGTGCGGGCCAGTTTCAGGCCACCGTTCTGGCGGGTCATCAGCCCTGTCTCGTCCAACGTGGCGTAGGTGACAGGTTGCCCTTCACGGGAACCGGCACGGGCCGTCACCGGTTCGATCTTCGCCTCCGACCGGTCCATCAGGATGCACCGGGTCAACCCGGCGTCGATCCGCAACTCATTGGCCAGTTTCTTGTCGTTGGCAGTCAGGAACGTGTGCAACGGGGTGTAAGTGTTCTCGTCCTGATCCTCCGACAGCGAAGCGATCTGAATCCACGGTGCTGGGTCACCCTTCGACCCCCACGGACGCCCCACTGGTTCACCGGGTTGGTAGCGGTACCCCCACGGGGAGATCTCACCTTTCTTCGCCCAATGGTCGAACCGGACCTCAAGGCGAAGCTCCGAGATGCACTTGGCGGCCTCAAGCGGCGACTTCCCCGAACCCTTCGACCTACGGGAACACCCGCGCCGCCACACGAACTGACCGGAACGGGGATGGACCCGATACCAGTCCACCACCGTCAGCGCCTGCTCGTTCGTCAGTTCAAACGGACCCGACTCGTCACGGGGCGACGGGAACAGTTGGTACCAGGCTTCGATGAGCGCCCAACCAAGCGACAGATCCTGCTCGGTCAGCACCCGTCAACCACCTCCAGATTGGTCACGGTGTGACCAGCTACCTCACTCAGGAACCGCTCGCAACTTCCCGTACCTCGACGGCTGCTCAGCCACCGTCAACCCGACACCATCCTTCACCTCGGCCTTTGGCGGCTGCCACCGCCGATCCTGCTGACCCTTCGGGGTGATCCCAAACGTATCCATCGCTATCCGCAACTCACCGTGCCGCTGAAACTCGCCGCGCTCCACCTGATCGTACAACCGGATCAACTGTCGCAACGCCGGCAGATCCTCCGGTCCCCAATGAGACGCGAACCATGACCCCATCCACACCCGCCACGCCTCCTGGGACGGACCCATCAGATGCGCCGGTGGACTCGGATGCCTCTCCGAGTGCTGCCACCCGATGTCCGTCGTCGGCTTCCACTCATGGCCCGGCGTCGATCGAGGGTTCCGTCTGGCGGAGATATCTTTCGGTGGTGCCCCACGACCAGCCATTTGAGTTGCCTCCAGACTGCGACACACTGCGAATCGGG